AGGACCTCAAGGTGCTCAGGGTGCTCAAGGCACTCAAGGTAGACAAGGTATTCAAGGACCTCAAGGACCTCAGGGTGCACAAGGTGCACAAGGTGCTCAAGGACCACAAGGACCTCAAGGTGCTCAGGGTGCTCAGGGTGCTCAGGGTGCTCAAGGCACTCAAGGTAGACAAGGTATTCAAGGACCTCAAGGACCTCAGGGTGCACAAGGTGCACAAGGTGCTCAAGGACCACAAGGACCTCAGGGTGCACAAGGTGCTCAAGGTGCTCAAGGCACTCAAGGTAGACAAGGTATTCAAGGACCTCAAGGACCTCAGGGTGCACAAGGTGCTCAAGGACCACAAGGACCTCAGGGTGCTCAAGGTGCTCAAGGATCTTCTGCAGTTGCAACAATATCTGATGATACAAGCACAAATGCAACTCGTTACCCTGTTTTTGAAGATTCAACTTCTGGCACAGTATCTACCTTATATGTTTCATCAACCAAACTTGAATATAATCCTTCAAGTGGAACTCTATTTGCGACAGTATTCACATCACTTTCTGATAAAACTCAAAAAACAAATGTAAGAAAGATTGAAAATGCTTTAGATATGGTTAAAAAAATTGATGGTGTTAGATATGATTGGATTGACGGACATAATCAACCATCAATTGGTGTGATTGCTCAAGAAATTGAAAAAGTTTTACCTGAAGTTGTATCTAAAACGCCAAGAGGATTGAAATCAGTTTCTTATGGAAACATTGTTGCATTACTTATTGAAGCAATCAAAGAACAACAAGTTCGTATTGAAGAAATGGAGAGAAAGTTAAATGCCTAATGAATTTTTATCGCCAGAAGGAGATATTGAAAATTACTTTGTAACTGAATATTGGTTAATTGATCAGTATATTGGAGATCAATTATGGACTTGGGGTTCTGGAAGTAATGGAAGACTTGGAAATGGAGTAACAGTAGGATCCATAAGTACTCCAGTCACCACATCCGCTGGAGGATCCAACTGGAAACAAGTGAATATTGGAGGTTCTTTCACATCAGCAATCAAGACCGATGGAACCTTATGGCTTTGGGGTATTGGAGTTTCTGGAAAACTTGGAAATGGAGTAACAACAGGAAACATAAGTACTCCAGTCACCACATTCGCTGGAGGAACTGACTGGAAACAAGTGAGTGGTACAACTGCTAATACATCAGCAATTAAGACCGATGGAACCTTGTGGACTTGGGGTTCTGGAAGTGTTGGAAATCTTGGAAATGGAGTAATAACAGGAAACATAAGTACTCCAGTCACTACATTTGCTGGAGGAACTGACTGGAAACAAGTGAGTGCTGGATCTAGTAATATAGCAGCAATCAAGACTGATGGAACCTTATGGACTTGGGGTTCTGCAGCTAATGGACAACTTGGAAATGGAGCTACATCAAGTTTTGTTAGTTTATCTACTCCAATCACTACATTCGCTGGAGGATCCAACTGGAAACAAGTAAGTTCTGGAGGTGCTCATGCAGCAGCAATCAAGACCGATGGAACCTTATGGACTTGGGGTAATACAGTTTATGGAAAACTTGGAAACGCAGTAGCATCAGGATTCAAAAGTACTCCAGTCACCACATTCGCTGGAGGAACTGACTGGAAACAAGTGAGTTGTGGAGGTTATCATACAGCAGCAATCAAGACCGATGGAACCTTGTGGACTTGGGGTTCTGCATCTAATGGAAAACTTGGAAATGCAACAGCAACAGGAGACATGAGTACTCCAGTCACTACATTTGCTGGAGGAACTGACTGGAAACAAGTGAGTGCTGGATCTAATAATATAGCAGCAATCAAGACTGATGGAACCTTATGGTCTTGGGGTTATGCAGGCTCCTCATTACTTGGAAACGCAGTAGGATCAGGAAACATAAGTACTCCAGTCACCACATTCGCTGGAGGAACTGACTGGAAACAAGTGAGTACTAGATCTGATAATACAGGAGCAGTTCAATCAGGCATAGGTGGAAATGATGCACCGCCACCACCGCCGCCTGATCCTGCATGGTCTGGAGATATAATAACTGCATCAGGAAACAATACAACAACTAGTCCAAATATATGTAATATTTATTTTAGGAGACATATTATAATGTGGGTTTATACCTCTGCAGAACTACAATCTGCTCTTGGTACTACATCTGCGACTATAAGTGGATTGAGATTTGATGTAACCCAACAACCATTATATCAACCATTACCGAATTATGCTATTGGCATGAAAAATGGTAGTTTTGGTGGAGGAACTCCGGGGCATACTGGATACACTATAGTCAAATCAGCATCATCCGAAAGTTTTACTACAGGTACAACTAAAACATTTAGTCTTACTACCTCATTTAATTGGACTGGAGATGATCTAGCAATAATTTTTGCCTGGGGTCAATGTCCAACTAACTGGAATTCTTCTGGCACAAGTCCAATAGGTTCAGGAACTTTATGGTTTTCTCTGTCGGATAGTGCAGGTACTTATACAATTAATGTTGATAATCCAACTTCAACTAGAACCTATAGACCCGTTGTTCAACTTGAGTATGTCTAAATATTAAAAAAAAGATATGGAATTTGCATTAGTACACAACAATCAACTCATTCTTGGACCTATTAGATTCAATGTACGTATGATTAATTCTGAATTAGAAGATTTGGAATTAAGAGATAGAATTTCACCAAAAAGTTATTTACATGTTCCAATTCATTTTTCGGATGGGATTACACATCTTCTTCCAATCGAAAGAGTGATTCCAGAAAATGATTCAAAGTATCATAATATAGGAAACTTTATTTGGGAAATTGTTACAGAAAAGTTGAGTAATGATGTGAGTGTGACCGATGATGATAGCGTCAATATGAAAGTCGGTGAAGATGGTGAAGTGGTGTATAGTTACGGTACTTTTGCAGACATTGATGTTCCTGCAAAAGTTGTATTTACTTATACAATCACTAATAAAACTTTAGAAGAAGTCAAAGCACTTCGTAAACAAGAAGTTGCTCCTTATAGAAGAGAAAAAGAAAATACTACCATTACTCTTATAGTAAATGATACTGAAGTAAAAGTATCAACATCAAGAGAAGAAAGATTGATGCTTGCAAGTAAACTTTCTGCATCTCCTGGTCCTCATAACTTTAAGTTTGAGAATACTTGGTTGGAGATCACTACAGAACAACTTCAGTACATTGTAAGTGAAGTTGATAAAGTAGTTCAGGAAGCATTTGATTGGGAGTTAGCAAAACTTCAAGAGATTGATGCTTGTTTAACAATTGATGAGGTTCACGATGTTATTGTTCGTGAAGTATCTGAAGAACTTGAAGGACTCGGAGAATTTCAAATACCAATAGAGGAATGAAATGAGTTTAGAACCAGTAACTAACTTTAAAGATAGTAATGGTGTTGATTTGGGGACTAAGTTAGTCACTAAAGACTATTTAATTACTGTTTACCCAGGAATTGCAGATAAGATAGGTATTCCTCCAGAGTTATGGACTTGGGGTTTTGGAGTTTCTGGAAAACTTGGAAATGGAGTAATAACAGGATACATAAGTACTCCAGTCACCACATTCTCTGGAGGAACCAACTGGAAACAAGTGAGTGCTGGTAATGACCACATGGCAGCAATCAAAACTGATGGAACCTTATGGACTTGGGGTGAGGGAAGTGCACTGCTTGGAAATGGAATAACAATAGGAGACATAAGTACTCCAGTCACCACATTCGCTGGAGGATCCAACTGGAAACAAGTGAGTGCTGGAAGTGAGCATACAGCAGCAATCAAGACCGATGGAACCTTGTGGAGTTGGGGTACTGCAAGTCGGGTTGGAAATGGAGTAGTATCAGGATTCGCAATTACTCCAGTCACTACATTCGCTGGAGGAATCAACTGGAAACAAGTGAGTGGTGGAGAATTTCATACAGCAGCAATCAAAACTGATGGAACCTTATGGCTTTGGGGTACTGGATATAATGGACAACTTGGAAATGGAGTAACAACAACGATTTTTGGTTACATAAGTACTCCAGTCACTACATTTGCTGGAGGAACCAACTGGAAACAAGTGAGTGCTGGATCAGGTAATACAGCAGCAATCAAGACCGATGGAACCTTATGGATTTGGGGTGGTACAACTGATGGAAAACTTGGAAACGCAGTAATAACAGCAAACATAAGTACTCCAATCACTACATTCGCTGGAGGATCCAACTGGAAACAAGTGAGTGCTGGAAGTCAGCATACAGCAGCAATCAAGACCGATGGAACCTTATGGACTTGGGGTTATGGTGGTAGAGGAATACTTGGAAATGGAGTAGTGTTAGGAGTCACAGACATAAGTACTCCAATCACTACATTCGCTGGAGGAACCAACTGGAAACAAGTGAGTGGTGGAAGTCTTACAACAGCAATCAAAACTGATGGAACCTTATGGATTTGGGGTCATGCATTGGCTGGAAGACTTGGAAATGGAATAACAACAGGAGACAGAAGTACTCCAATCACCACATTCGCTGGAGGAACTGACTGGAAACAAGTGAGTGGTGGATCAGATTTTGCAGCAGCAATTAAATCAGTAGACTTTACACCATTCTAAATACTCTAAACACATTATCATTGCACAATGAACCCTCTTGAATTGGTTACAAAAACTCTGTACTCCTTCAACGAAAAGGAACTTACAACGGAAGTTCTTCAAGCATTTGGAAAAAGAGCAGAAACTTTTGAGCAGCACGATGATGTTGCTAAGATTTTTTTTGAAATTAAAGATTTCTCAAATGCTATTACTTATGGTGAGAAAGCACTTAAGTTAGCAAAGTCAAAAGAAGAAATTTACATTACTGCAAAAAACCTTATAAACGCATACAACCAAAATAACTATCCAGAAAAAGCAATAACTCAAATCTCAAAAATCAAATCACAAAATCCTCAAGATTCTGAACTTCTTCTTGAGGAAACTTTTTCATATTCTGCCTTAAATCAAAAAGAGAAATCAGAAAAACTTCTATTTGACCTAATTAAAAAAAGACTACCCGAAGAGATTGAAAGAAAGGCATATCATAACCTATCTGGACATTACTTTCGTAAAGACGATATTCATACAGGACTTCAGCACTTTCTCAAAGCAGGAGAAGTAGAGGCATATAAGAATAAAAAGTATCCAAACTATGAGAAGTGGGATGGAACAGTAACTCCAGGTAGAACGATTATTATTGATAGTCAGTGTGGTGCTGGTGATGAAATTATCCATATTCGTTTTATGAAGCATCTGAAGAAACTTGGAATGAATCCTATATGGACATCAACTAGAAAAGAATTAGTAAAACTTTTTAACTACAATGAATTTAACTCTGTCTGTGTTTGGGACAAACCAAAGTTTCCAAAAGATGCTTGTTGGGTTTATGCCCTTGCTCTTCCTTATTATCTTAATCTCAAGGTAGAAGATTTAGGTCAAACTCCTTATCTAAAACCACTACCACAAAAAGAAGAGCAATATTCATATCTACAAGAAGACCAAAAATATAAGATTGGTACATTCTGGAACTCTGGTTCTGGATTTGAACAAGCACATTTTCGTTCTATTGATGCTGATGATTTATTCAAAGTTATATCAAAAACTAATTCGTCATTATATTCACTTCAACTACCTGATCAATTGCCACCAGAGTATTATGAGGTAAATACTTTTGATATTCCAAATAGGGATTTTACAGATACATTCTCACTTGTATCTCAAATGGACTTGGTGATTACTTCTTGTACCTCTATTGCTCATATAGCAGCATCACAAGGTAAAGAAGTATGTGTCTTTGTACCGATTATGGAGTATTATGTTTGGACAAGTTCAACAGGAAAGTCTTGGTGGTATGGGGATAATGTCCATTTGTTCAAGCAAAAGAAACCAAGAAACTGGGACGAACCTTTGAAGCAACTGAAGGAATTTTTAAATGATAGAGGAGTATAACCTTTCTTTTCTCAATCTAAATACTATTAAGAGCAAACTTTTTCAAATAGAAACTAGTTCTCACGGTCTTGTAACCAATGGTGTTTCCACTTATAATTACGGAATGCCTACTCTATTGTATCCAGAACTGACTGGATTGAGAAATATTCTTAAACAATATGTTAGAATATATTGTAATAAGTATGAGATTTCACCACTCAAATTTATCAATAGTTGGTTTAATATTTCAAAACCAGGAAATAAACTTAAGGCACATAAGCACGAAGAAAGTATTGTAAGTGGAGCATTTTATATTTCTGGAAAGACTCCTTTAATATTTCCAGATACTTCAATCAGTCCTTATCCAGGATTATTAATCATTTTCTCAAGTGATTTGGTTCACTATACTGAAGAAGAAACAGAAGAAAGAATTATTATTAGTTTTAATACAGATTACTTATGAAATTTTTATTTTTGGTTGGTTCAGCACTTAAACACTTTCAAGAAGAAAAGTTTAGTGCTTATGATGAGGAGCAAAGATTTGAGCAAACATTAAAAACGATTGAATGTATAAGAGAAAAAGTACCAAACTCTTATGTCGTTTTATTTGAGTGTTCTTCTAAACCAATTGACGAAAGGCAAAAAGATGTAATCAAAGAAAAAGCAGATTTGTTTTTGGAATTTTATAATGAACCAGTAATCAAACAAATCTACGAAAATCTAGAATCAAGACCAGAACTGATTACTTATGTTAAGTCATTATTAGAAACCAGAGGATTATTGAATGCTCTTTATGTAATTAAAAAACATAATCTATTCAGTGATAGTCAAAGAGTATTCAAATTGACTGGAAGATATTTGTTGAATGAGTATTTTGATATTAAAGATTATGAATCAAAGTTTCTTGAGGAACGATATATAATCAAAAAGTATGACTATCTTCCACAAGAAGCAGAGAATTTTGATGGTAAAGAACTTGAGAATGTCTATGCTTATCTTTATGGTGCAAAGGGTATGATGGTAACTGGATTATGGTCTTTTGACCGTATGCTTTTTAATGAGATTGTTGAGACACTTGAGAAAGCATTTGTTTATATGGAAAAAATGATTCAATATACGGCAGGTACTGATGTTGAACATTCTCTTTATCGGTTCTTAAATAAAAGGAATGTGATTAGTATTCCAAATCTAGGACTTACAACAATCAAAGGAATGGAAGGAGATAGTTATAATATATGAAACTAGCAATTTTTTATCATATAGCACAAATGGGTCTAGGTGCTTTCATATACCAACAGCAAATTCATAGACTTTATGCTTCAGGATTAATCAAAGAAGCATCTCATATTCACTTTGGAGTGAATGGAGACCAAGAACTTTTTAATGTTCCAGACAAGGCAATCGTAAAAAGAAATAAAAATTTAGGAGATGAATCGGACACCTTAATATCTTTAAGAGATTTTTGTAAAGAAAATCCAGACTACAAAGTTTTTTATTTTCACACAAAAGGTGCTAGTAAAAATGATTTACAAACAAGTGCTTGGAGATTGTATATGGAATACTATACGATTGATAAGTGGAAAGAGTGTGTAGAATATCTAAGTGAATATGATTCTTGTGGTACTGATTGTTATGGTGCTAAAAAAGTATTTTTAGATGAGTATATTCTCAAGCAAAGATTTGACTCTCATTATTTTGCTGGAAACTTTTGGTGGGCAAATGCTTCTTATGTGAATACTTTAAATGATGAATATTTAAATCCAAATCTTCCAAGATTAACAAAAGAATTGTGGATAGGACAAACAACAAATGCTAATCCAAAATGTTTAAATTATTCTAAGATGAATGGAGAAATTGGAGATTTTTATATAGACATATACGACGAAAAACTTTATATAAAATGAAACTAGCAATTTTTTATCACATAACTCAAATGGGGTTGGGTGCTTTTGTATATCTACAACAAGTTCATAGATTATATGCTTCTGAATTAATCAAAGAAGCAGATTATATTCACTTTGGTGTAAATGGAGACCAAGAACTTTTTAATGTTCCAGAGAATACAAAGATCGTTTATAATCAAAACCATAAAGAAGAAACAGAAACTCTAATCTCTTTAAGAGATTTCTGTAAAGAAAATCCAGACTACAAAGTTATTTACTTTCACACAAAAGGTATATCTCAACACTGCCTAAATGGAGAGAGTTGGAGACTAATGATGGAATACTTTGTGATTGATAGATGGAAAGAATGTGTAGAATATTTGAATGATTATGATGTTGTTGGAAGTAATCTTAAGATTTTAGGACCAACAACTTGGAGTGATGGTACACAAACTTGGGAAAAGGTAGGAACTCAACATTTTGTAGGAAACTTTTGGTGGGCAAATGCTTCTTATGTAAATACTTTGGATGATGAGTTCTTGAAGAGTAACTTTAGATTGGACAGAGAATTCTGGATTGGTACTGGAAATGGTAAGATGAAATCTTTGTATCAACCAGAAGACCACGAACCTTATACATATTTTTATCAGGAGAAAGATTATGTTTCGTGAATGTGGAGAATGTACTGCTTGTTGTACTTGGTTGATTGGTGATGCTTTTGCTTGGAAGTTTGGTCAGGGACAGTCTTGTAAGTTCTTGGAATGTAATGGATGTGGAGTTCATAAAGGACGACCAGAATCTTGTAGGAATTATCAGTGTGCCTGGAGTCAACATTTGCTACCAGAAGAAATGAGACCTGATAAGTGTAATGTATTAGTATCTGTGGAACGAAATGAAAATGGTCAATACCTTAAAGTGTTTGGGATAAATAATAAAAGAATAACTGATGATATGAGAAAGTGGTTTATAGAATGGGGGGAGAAAATGAATACTCTAGTTTTGATATCAGAGTAATTTACTAAGTCTTAGAGATTTCCAATGCCTACCTTTTATAACTTTAGAGAAAATGGACTTGATTATAGTTTTGATGATATCTTTGTGCCTGCTGATTTATTTCGTGAAGGTAATTTATGGGATTGGGGTTTTGAAGATGCTGGAAGACTTGGAAATGCAATAACATCATCAGCATCCATAAGTACTCCAGTCACTACATTCTCTGGAGGAACCAATTGGAAACAAGTACATGCTGGTCGAGTTAATACAGCAGCAATCAAGACCGATGGAACCTTATGGATTTGGGGTGCTGGAGGTAATGGAAAACTTGGAAACGCAGTAACAACAGGAGACATAAGTACTCCAGTCACTACATTCTCTGGAGGAACCAATTGGAAACAAGTACACAGTGGGTGGTATCATACAGCAGCAATCAAAACTGATGGAACCTTATGGACTTGGGGTTATGGTCTACTTGGAATACTTGGAAATGGAATAACAGTAGGAAACATAAGTACTCCAGTCACCACATTCGCTGGAGGATCGAATTGGAAACAAGTGAGTAATGGGCAGTATTTCACAGCAGCAATCAAGACCGATGGAACCTTATGGACTTGGGGTATTGGAAACCTTGGACAACTTGGAAACGGACAGATATCTGCTTTTCCTTCTACTCCTGTCACTACATTCGCTGGAGGAACCAACTGGAAACAAGTGAGTTGTGGAGGTTATCATGTAGCAGCAGTCAAAACTGATGGAACCTTATGGACTTGGGGTGCTGGAAGTAATGGAAGACTTGGAAATGGAGCAACAGTAGGATCCATAAGTACTCCAGTCACTACATTCTCTGGAGGAACCAACTGGAAACAATCGGCATGTGGACGTTTTCATACAACAGCAATCAAGACTGATGGAACCTTATGGACTTGGGGTGCTGGAAGTGGTGGAAAACTTGGAAATGCAACAACAACAGGAGACATAAGTACTCCAGTCACTACATTCTCTGGAGGAACCAATTGGAAACAAGTGAGTGGTGCAAGTGATAATACAGCAGCAATCAAAACCGATGGAACCTTATGGACTTGGGGTAGTGGAACGCAGGGAAAACTTGGAAATGGAGTAGCAACTTTTGCATATATAAGTACTCCAATCACTACATTCGCTGGAGGATCCAATTGGAAACAAGTGAGTGGTGGAGATCTTCATATTGCAGCACTAACCTACATCGATTCAGTAATCTAAATACACATAACAACTGAAAAATACTATGAAGACTTTGTATTTTCTTGGAGGACTTCCAAGAAGTGGTTCCACACTATTAGGGTCACTTCTTAATCAACATCCAGACATTTATGTTTCTCCAACATCTCCATTAAGTGATTTTGTTACTGATATAGAAAAAATATTCAATAAAGTAAATGAGCAATTTACTTTTGACCGTAAAGAAATATCTTATAATGTTTATAAGGCAGTGCTTGCTAACTTTTATAATCATATACCAAAGTCTACAATATTAGATAAGCATAGATTTTGGGGAAAGAATCTTGATATAGTTCAAAGGTTTCTTTCCAATAAACCAAAGATTGTAGCAACTTATCGTTCTATTCCAGAAGTTCTTACATCTTATATTTCGCTCATAGAAAAATCAAAGCACGAAGATAATTTTATCGATAATCACTTAAGAAAAGATAAACTTGCAATCACAAATAATAATCGTGCCGAATATATTTGGAGATATTATGTTTCTCCATCTTATGAGTCTATGGTTTATGGACTTACAACGTACCCAGATTGGGTTCATTTGGTAGAATATAATAGTCTTGTAGAAAATCCAGAAGCAGAGTTGAATAAAATCTATGAGTTTCTGGAGATTCCTTCTTACACAAATACCTTTGATAACATTGATAATACTTGTGGAGAACAAAAGGATGATGCTTGGGGGTTGAAAGGTCTTCACGATATTCGTCCAAATTTATCCAAAATCTCACAAAATCCTATTGATATAATAGGAGAAGAAAATGTAAAACTTTATTCCAAATTTGATTTATGAAAACTCATTTGTTAGTGGTTATTCAGTCTCATTCAAAGGGGAATAGAGAAACCGATGAAAATCATAAAAGATATTGTAATGCTCCAAAGATTGAAGTATCATCAAGGTGTATTTTCTCTGTGATCGATAGTCTTAACTACGCTCAAGAACAATATCCAGATTATGAAATAGAACTACAAATCTTTGATGACCATTCAGACCAAGAGTTTTTAGATATTCTTCAAAGACTGATTGATACTGCAAAGTTTCGAGTTAATTTGACTCATCTTGAAACCTACGGTATAATGCCTTCTATACTTCGTTGTTATGAGCATGGAAGAGACTATGGAAAGGATTGGGTTTACTTTGTTCAAGATGATTTTTTACATCAACAAAACACAATCGAATTAATGCTACATGCAATCAATCAGTTTAGTTGCAACTTAGGAAAACCTGCTAGCATCTTTCCATTTAATAAACCGGCAGAATATCATTTACCAGAAAATACTGCTGTTCTTTGTAATCTTGTTGTTGGAAAAGATCGATACTGGAGAACCAATATTCATCCAGCAGTGACTCTAATGACTCATAGTAGTATTATTAAACTACACTGGGACTTGTTTTACAAAATGGCAACAAGTGAAGTGAGTGAAACGATGGAAATGGATAGTATTTGTAAGATTTATTATCAAAGAGGATACTATTGCTTTACACCTATTCCATCATTAGCACTTCATATGCAGACAGAATGGGATAAGGACTTCTTCATTGATTGGAAGTCTTGGTGGAATGAATATGATTTGGAGAAATTGAAAAATGTTTAATCATATATCACTACCAAATCCTGGAGTAATAACTGGACAACTTCCAGAAGACGTACATAACCAAGTGATGGAAGAGGTGAATGGAATTTCAACAGACTTTCAATCACACTCAAAGTATAATAATGGACTTGCTGGAAATATTGAAAGACAATATGAACTGAAAAAATCCATTCCAATTCTTCAACCATACTTGAATGGTATGTGTAAGTCTTATACAAATTATTGGAAATTTTATCAAAAAGAAGAAGAATTTAATCTCACTCATTTATGGGTTAATTTTCAAAAGAAGAATGAATTTAATCCTATCCATCATCACAGTAGTACTTTTAGTTTTGTCTGCTGGTTAAAAATTCCTTATAAAGTAGAAGAAGAATTGAACGCTTCTCACGTTAAAGACACAAAAGCAAAAGCAGCATCAACATTCCAGTTCATTTATCCAAACATTCTTGGACAATTAACTACAGAAACTTTATATGTAAATCAAGATTGGTGTGGTAGAATAGTATTATTTCCTGCCCATTTATCTCATTGTGTTTATCCATTCACGACAAGTGATGACTACAGAATTTCCATATCAGGTAATTTAGAATGAAAATTAATGTATATTTAAGACACTGCTATTACTCAAAAATTCAAGAGTCTCCAGGAAAACAGAGACCTTCTTGGTGGGATAAAGAAAAGGTATTCCAAAATTTTAAAAATACTCTTAATCCAGAAACCACAAATTATACACTCGTCTATGATGAATATTATGGAAAGATAGAAGATACTTTCTTATCACAGGAGAATAATGTTCATACTATTAATTGCGGTGGAGAAGCAAAGAGTTTTATTGAGACATTAAAGTATGTCCAATCTCAAAACCATTCTCCAGATGATATCATTTACTTTCTAGAAGATGATTATGTTCATCAACCAGGATGGGATAAAGTTCTAATGGAGGGATTTACTCTACCAGTTTCTTATGTGACCTTGTACGACCATAGAGATAAGTATGGTGAATATTATGAAGAGTTTCGTACCAAAGTTTTGTTCACAGATTCTTGTCACTGGATGGCAACACCATCAACGACAAATACTTTTGCCGTTAAGTATTCAACTCTCGTAGAAGACTTTTATACTCACACTAAATATTCTACAGGAGTGGAACCATCAGCGGACCACCAAAAATTTTTAGAATTATCTCAAAGAGGAAGAGTTCTTATCTCTTCTATTCCTGGTTATTCTACACACTGTCAAGAAGATTTATTATCACCTTGTATTGATTGGAAAAATTATCTATATTAATAATATGAAATGGAAAGATGTTGAAGGTTATTTTTCTTATACTAACCTTTATGATTTAGTAATTAAATACTGTCCAGATAACTCAACTTTTGTGGAAGTTGGTTCTTGGATGGGAAGGTCTACTTGTTATATGGGAGAACAAATTAAAAAATCTTCCAAAAATATCAAGTTTTATGCCGTAGATACTTGGGAAGGAAGCGAAGAACCTCAGCATAAAGAAACAATAGAAAAATTGAAGAATGAAAACCTAACTCTATTTGATATCTTTAATTATCATATTCAAATGTGTGGTATTCAAAAACAAGTAATACCACTCAAAACTACTAGTGTAGAAGCAGCAAAACAATTTGAAGATAATAGTCTTGATTTTGTTCATATTGATGCCTCACACGATTATGAAAATGTTTTAGCAGATATTATTGCTTGGTATCCAAAAGTAAAACCAGGAGGTTTTATTACTGGTGATGACTATGTAATAAGTTGGGGTGGAGTTATTCAAGCAGTTAAAGAATATTTTACAGGAAAATCTGTAGTTCTTTTAGATCGTGGAGATTTTACATTAAACAAAGTTTGGTTACATCAAAAACAAGGAGAAAAAATGGACATCACACTTTATGCTATTGCTAAAAACGAAGAAAAGAATGTTGAGAAATTCATTGAAATTTCAAAGAAGTTTACAAATACTGTTGTAGTTGATACGGGAAGCACAGATAATACAGTTCAACTACTCAAAGATGCTGGTATTGAAGTCTATGAGCATCCACAGACCAGAGAAGAGTTTGATTTTGCCAAAGCGAGAAATCAAGCACTATCTTATGTAAAGACTGATTGGGCATTTTCTCTTGATTTCAATGAAGATCTGGATGAGTTCTTTCCAGAAGGTCTTGGTGTAATTGCCGAAGAATTCACAGTATTTAATCATGAACGATATGATAAGGTTGGAGACGAAGAACCAACATTAGGTCAAGCATCTCACATTCGTTTTCATAGAACCAAAAACTACATTTGGGTGAATGCTGTTCATGAAACTCCAACATTTGTTCCAACAGAAGAATATTTGAATGAAGTTGCCGTTAATATAACAGTTAAGATTACTAAGAATATCCAACCAAGTGTGGATAAGCAACTTTTCTATCTTTCAATTTGCGAAAGAGAATTTGAAAAGAATCCTACAAGTGTTTATTATCTTTGGTTTATCTTCAAGCATTATTTTGAAGTTAAGAATATTGAGAAGACTATTGAACTTGGTCAAGAATATCTAAATCTTTCAAAAGCATATTTTGACCCATCAAGAATTGATGTGTTCATTATGACTAGTATCGCTCTTATTAATACCAAAGATATTCAAAGAGCATCTAATTATGCTTTTCACGCATTAAGTGAAGCAATGAATATTGGTGGGGATGCTATGGGTAAAGCATTCACTCATCTACTTAATATTGGTAGATTGACTCAAAATCCAAACATTATTGTATTTGCTTCTGGATTTAATTCTGAAACATTAACACTTCCTGAAAGGATAGAAGCAATTCAAAACTTATATTTAAGCATTAAAAATGAAGATTGAAATTCCAGTATCAGTCGGTGAATTATTAGATAAGATTTCAATTTTAGAAATTAAATCTATGTTCACCGATAATGAATATGTTATAAAAGAGTTGGAACAATTAAATTCAATTAAGAGTACTCTAACTCAATATACTTTAGAGTATGAAATTAAACTTAAAAAAGTGAATGAAAAACTTTGGAAGATTGAAGATAGGTTGAGAAAGTTAGAGAAGGAACAAAAATTTGACGAAGAGTTTATTAAACTTGCTCGTAGTGTTTACATTACTAATGATGAGAGAGCAAGAATTAAAAGAGAAATTAATGAGATGTGCAATTCCGTATTTAAAGAAATTAAGTTATACTAGTGGTAAATAAATATATTCAATAACTTATTATGTTTTTATGAACTTTGTAAAACTTGCCTCAGAAAATAGAGGTTCAATCCATCCTCTTATAATTCCTTCAGAATTAACGAATGGTACAGGTCTTTTTAATCCCTCAGTTTTTGTGGATGGGAATAAAATATATGTGAATATAAGGCACTGTCAGTATACATTATATCATTCTGAATTGAGCAACTATGAGCATCAATGGGGTCCTTTACTGTATTTGAATCCAGAAGATGATTTAACATTAACCACAACCAATTATTTTTGTGAGTTAGATTCTAATTTCAATGCAATTGGATTTTCTCAAGTAGACACTGGAAAATTAGATCAAAAACCTTTATGGGAATTTGTAGGATTAGAAGACGGTCGTATAGTAAAATGGGACAATAAATTTTATTTGTGCGGAGTTCGTAGAGATACAACTACCAACGGCGTTGGTAGAATGGAATTGAGTGAATTGCAAACCATTGATAATAAAGTTGTGGAAACACAAAGATTTAGAATTCCAATGCCCAATAACCTAGATTCATATTGTGAAAAAAATTGGATGCCTATCTCTAATATTCCTTATCATTTTGTAAAGTGGGTAAATCCTACAGAAATTGTTAAATACAATCCTTACACAAATGAATGTGATGTAGTTTTTAGTAGTAATCAGCGTATTGAATTACCTAGAGATTTAAGAGGTGGTTCTCAGGTTATTCCATATAAGGATGGATACATTACGATTACTCACGAAGTCTATTTTTATGATAGTGAGGCAGGAAGAAAGAATGGGACTTATCGACATAGATTTGTAATTTGGGATAAGGAATGGAATATAAAAAAGATAACTGAAGAATTTGATTTTATGGGAGCAAAAATAGAATTTGTTTGTGGAATGTCTAAATATCGTGACAGTTATTTAATTACTTTTGGATTTCAGGATAACTGTGCTTATTTGTTAAAAGTTACTGAAAAATTTTTAGAGGATTATATCCATGCTTCTTGAAAGATTACAAGAATATATTCAAAATGTTGAAGATCCTAAAAATAATTTTAATCTTGCATTAGAATATAAAAAAATAAATCAAACAGCATCTGCAGTTTCATTTTTTATTCGTGCCGCTGATAGAAGCGAAGACTTAAATTTATCATACGAATGCCTATTACATGCGGCAGAATGTTTTGATAGGCAAGGAAAAAGAGAAGATGCTGTTAGAGGATTATATAAACATGCGATTTCAGTTCTTCCAAAAAGACCTGAAGCATACTTTCTTTTTTCAAGATTTGAAGAGAGAAGAAGACAATTTGACACTGCTTATATGTTATCATCTTTGTCTTTAGAAATATGTGATTTCGATCTTTCTCCATTAAATGATCATTTGGAGTATCCTGGAAAATATGGGTTGATATTTGAAAAGGCAGTATCTTCTTATTGGTGGGGTAAAGGAGAGCAATCTAGGCAATTGTTTTTAGACTTATATCATAATTACTGGGATGTAATGGATCAAAGTCATAAAGACGCAGTTGATGCTAATATGGATAATTTAAAAATTGAAAGGGGAATAATTCCTGTAATTGGCGTTCCGATCGTAAATGGCGTGCACTGGTTAAAAAGATTAATTGATAGTGTCGATTACCCTGTTAAAAACTTTTTTATTGTAAACAATAATGGAAAAGGTGAGATTACTGAAGAATTAAATGAGATATGCAACTCTGGACACCCATTCATAAAAAATTTTCATGTTAGTCATATGCCTTCTAATTTTGGATGTGGAGGTGGATGGAATTTAATTATTAAATCTTATATGATGGAACCATACTGGATGCTTGTAAGTAACGATGTTGAATTTAGTCCTGGATTATTAAAAAAATTCTATCAAGAATCTTTAAATCCTGAATATGGAATGATACATGCTAAAAAATCCGATTGGGGTGGAGGTATGTATGATTTATTTTTAATTAAGGATTGGGTAGTTCAAAAATGTGGATTATTTGACGAAAATTTATATCCAGCATATGCAGAAGATGTTGATTATCATATTCGAATTATGAATGAAAATATAAAGTATAAATCTTTAGATGAAAATTATTTGCATGGTGAAGAAGATTATGCAACTACAGGATCTCAAACTTGGAGATTGGATATGAAGTTGAAAGAAAAATTAGACAATTCTAGAATACTTAATGAATCTGTATATTTAACTAATAAATGGGGAAAAGAATTTAAATATTCAAAACCATTTAATATGGAAAATTATGATAATAAGTATACTACTTATGATTTGAATTTTATTAGAGAAAAAAATTTAGGATTTTAATTTATGGGAGAAGATAAAAATTATTCTGAAGAAATTTTAAAACAAGTCGAAAAAATTTATCAGGAATATGACCAAAAATATAATCTCTGGGGATGGTGTTCTTTAGAAAAGGCACAAGAAATTATTAAATGTATTCTTGAATTATCTGAAGAACAGGAAGAGTTAAATTGTCTTGAAGTTGGAGTTTTTGGCGGAAAGAGTTTAATTCCATTCTCTCTCACACTGAAATTTTTATCTAGGGGAACTGTCTATGGAATTGATCCATGGAATACTCAAGATGCTTTAACTGGATATGATCATCCAAGTCACCAACAATTTTGGGGAACGGTTGATTTGGAAAATATGTTAAATGTCTGTTGCAATGCGATAGAAGATCTAAGTGTTTATGAGTATACAAAGTTGATAAGATCTACTAGTGATGATGCTCCAGCAATAGAAAATTTAAGTGTTATCCATATTGATGGTCAACACACAGTGCAAGTTCTTAAAGACATAAACAAATATGCTAGTAAGGTAGTTTTAAATGGTTATTGTTTTATTGATGATGTAGATTGGTCAGAAGATACTAAAAAATCAATAAAATTAATCGAATCTTATGGATTCGAAATGGTAAAAAATGTTGATGCCTCTATTCTTTTTAAAAGAGTTAGAGTTGAAAATTTTTCTATAAGTCTAAATCAAAAGTTAAGAGTATGGACTGTAGATAATTTTTATAATGATCCTTATTTTGTTCGTGATTTTGCTCTTCAACAGGATTATTTTGAGGGTGGAATAGGGAGGGGGTTTATTGGTAGGAGAACATATCAACAATTTTTGTTTCCAGGATTAAAAGAAAAATTTGAAGAAATTATGGGAAGAAAAATTACGGCATGGGAAGAACATAGTGAAAATGGTAAATTTCAAATTGCTTGGGCAGGAGAACCCTTAGTTTATCATTGGGATAGTCAAAAATGGGGTGCTGTGCTATACTTAACACCTGATGCTCCTTTTGAATGTGGAACAACATTGTTTGCACATAAAAAAACAAGAGGTAGAGATTATTATGAAGTCTCTTATGACGATGCTTTTTCTGGAGTTATAAATGAAACCACAACACATTTAGACAAAACTCCATTCGAACCTGTAGATGTTATGGGAAATGTTTTTAATCGTCTCATAATATTTGATGGAAGTTGCATTCATTCTGCTTCAGAATATTTTGGTTGTAATAAAAATAGTGGCAGACTTTGGCAGATGTTCTTTTTTGATACTTAAACACTATGAAACTAAAAAATTTTCCAAAAGTATATTGTGTTAGTTTGGAGAATGATATTACTAGAAGAAATATTCTTGTAGGACAATTTGAAAACTATGGAATTGATGATGTAAATTTTTTAATATCGAAAAAATATCCAGAGTATTCTGAAAATATAGAAGGTGAATATTTACATCTCTATAGTGATGATGTTTATTCTATGAGAGGTATTGAATGTGGCGTTTCACATCTTAAACTTATAAAAAAATGGATTGAAGAATGTGATGACTCTTATGGATTTTTTTGTGAAGATGATTTAAGTCTAGAAACAGTTCAGTATTGGAATTTTAATTGGGATGAATTTATAGAAAAATTGCCTGAAGATTGGGAATGTGTTCAATTGCTTCTTATTGCCGATCATTTTTATATAACTGAATTGAAATTAAAAGAAAGGATGTGGGATTTTTGGGGAGCAACCGCATACATTATGAAAAGAGAATATGCTAAAAAATTGGTAGACTCTTATGTTAAAGAAGATAAATTTATTTTAAACCTTGTCAATGAAACTCCAAATGTATGGTATCATGATGAAAATTATTCTGCAGATCCATTGTATCACAAACAACCAAATTTAGTAGAAAATATAGTTTTTACTGGGATTGGAAAAACTTACACTTTTCCACTGTTTGTTGAAAATATTTCCATAGAATCTACCTTTGTCTCTGGTGGACAAAAAGGATTTCATATCGAATCTTATAATGATGTGCTAAATTTATGGAAGATATATAAAGAAAACAAATTTTAATTAATTTTTAACTTATGAACTTTACTGTATATTCAAAAGAAAATTGTCCTTATTGTTATAAGGTTAAACAAGTATTAGAGTTGACAGGAAGCAACTTTGTCGTGTATAATCTGGATGAACACTTCACCAAAGATGAATTTTATTCTGAGTTTGGTGAAGGGTCCACATTCCCTCAAGTCATCTGTGATGATAAAAAACTTGGTGGTTGTAGTGATACTGTCAAATATTTGAAAGAAAAACAAATTGTCTGATACTAACATAAATAACTCAGACCACAGAAATCGTGGCGTTGATTTTATTCTTAATGGAGGTAAACGAAAGCAGACTCAACCATTCCATCTCATTTTTGAGAAGATAGTTTGCTTTCTGAATCGGGAAGTAACTATCTATTTTGAATTTTCCTTAAAGTCAAGGAAGAAAAAAGTAGTTTCCCGGAGAAAAAGAAATGTTAGCAGTTAGTTTAGTTTTAGGTTCCTTTCTAACCATATTGTTTCTTATAGTGGGACTTGCTATAGGTTGGGTTGCAAGAGAATACATGATGACTCATCAAGAAGGACCAAAGCAAATCGCATATCATCCAGAATTTTATAATAAAGATGGTGACCTAATTGATGAAGAAATTGTATCTGTAAGATTTGAGCAAGGATATTTTGATGATGACTTTGAAATGGAAGATATAGAAGAAGAATAGTAATAGACAATAAATATCACTAACAGTATTCAACATTTTGTAGAATTATGACAACGACAACAAAATCAAAAACGACCACTAAAAAATCAGTTTCAAAACCAAAAGTAGCAGCTGCTCCAATCCAAGATCTTCCTGCAAATCCTTTTGTCTTTGAAATTTTAAATTTGATTGCAAAGCAAAGAACCAATTCTAAAAAAATTGAAGTGCTCAGAAAGTATGAGCATCCTTCTTTAAAAGCAATTTTTATTTGGAATTTTGATGAAAGTGTAATTTCAATTCTTCCTCCTGGCGATGTTCCGTACGCTGCGGTAAATGAAATGGATTCATTTAAAGGAACATTGAGTGAAAAAATATCCGACGCTGTTGAGAAAATGGGTGAAATTGGATCTAATTCTTTAGGATCTCAAGATCAGGGACGTTCTTCTATTCGCAAAGAGTATCAAAAATTTTATAACTTTATTAAGGGTGGAAATGATGGACTAAGTTCTATTCGTAGAGAAACTATGTTTATCAATCTTCTTCAGGGTCTTCATCCACTTGAAGCAGAAATTGTTTGTCTCATAAAGGATAAAAAACTTCAAACTAAGTATAAGATTACAAAACAAATTGTTTCAGAAGCATATCCTGATATTCATTGGGGAGGACGTTCGTGAGCAGACTTCGTGATGTAATTGAAAGAGCACAAAGTACAGAAAAGCATATGGACTCTTGGACACCAGCAGAAAAAGAAACCTGTAAAGCACGTTATGGTTGTGAAATTTTAATTCAGGATGGATCTTATGCTGAAGTATGCACTAAGGATGCTCCAAATGATGCTTATATTATCAAGTATATGATTGACGATAAGATTTGTTTTGACTTGACTCGTGGTGGAAGAATTAAATTATTTGATATGTATTGGGATAAGTTTCGTGAAAATCTAAAGAGTATTGACTTTGGGTATGGTAGAGTTAATCCTAAGTTATGGGGGTATCAAAAACCTCAAAAGAAAAAGCGAAAGTGATTTCAAAAATGCTGGGAAAAAATCCCGGCAATTTTTTTGACTATTAAGATTTTTAAAAATTGTAACAAAAGTTACAAAATAAGATTGATATATACGATGAAAGGGTCTATAATGACCTTACGTTCATCTGGAAAACCAGACGGAAGTAAGCCGACGCGGAACGGAACGTTCATTCGCTATTCTCAAATAGCGGACGCAAACGCCGACTGAAGGAACGCTCTTTAACTTAAAAACTAAGGAGAAAACCTAATGTCTAAAGTCGTATACAGAGGCGTAGAGTATGATACTCAAAAGCGTCTTGAGTATCAACAGCAAATGATGCAACAACCCCAACAATACAACGAAACCTATCGTGGTGTTAAGTTTGTAAAGGAGGGTCATAAGTGATGAAAAAACTCAATGTGCTTCAACTCATTAAAGAGCAAAAGCAAAAAGAGCAACGTCGTCACCAAGCACTGCTAGCAAACGCAGGAGCAAAGTGATGCTAATCATCGCACAAATTTCAGTTGCGTCTGTCGCATTTATTACTTTACTTTCATTGTATATTCAGTGGTTGTCTAAGTAAAAAAAAATTCAAAGGAGGGATTGATTCCCTCCTTTTTTTATGCTAAAATTCTGAGAGAGAATGGTATCTTATGGACAAAGACAAACTAAAACTCATCGTCCGTAATCTTGAACTGTTGGTTGATTCTCTAAAAGCAGAAGTGTATTCTGATGTTTCTGCTTACTCATATACAGAACCAGATGTGAGAAAAAGACCAATCTTAGATTACGACGAAATATTTGAGGATTCTGACTTAGATGACTGAAACATCAAGAGCAAAGCAACTTGTAAAACTTCTTGAAAGATTAATCAAACAAGATCATCTTTATACTGATGACAAAATTCAAGAAATGAAAGCACAACTTCGTACAGTAAAAGAGCAAATTAAAGAGTTAGAAGCACAAACATCAAAAGGATTTGGAAAGAAATGAAACCTATTAAAGCAAAAGACCTTCTTGAACTTGATAAAAGACTTGAAGTTGTTAGACTTCAATGTTATCCGATTCCGGAACAAGTTATTTGGCAGGCAGGAAAAGGTGATTATTCCGAAGTACCAATTCACGAAGTTAAGGTCCCCAGTCCTCAGGAATGTGGTGAGTGGATTGTAGAGCAACTACTCGCAAATGAAAGAGGTCACTGGGGTCCATTAGAGCATCCCGGAATTACTTTTTCGGTATCTGGTTTTGTTCATAATGTAATCGTTCAGGCAAGAACTCATCGAATTGGCACTTCTTGGGATGTTCAGTCGCAACGATATACTGGAAAGAGAGTTGTAAAGGTTGCTAAGCGTGAACTTGATGTCGAAGATGTCTTCTATGTGCGTCCTGAGGGATTCTACACCAATCGTAAGGGTAAGAAGTATGAATGGACCGAAGAGAACCGACAACGCAAGTTAGAGCGCATTCTGAGTGAGTGTGAGGAGTATGCTGAGTATTATGAGCAAGGTATGTGTGAAGAGCATATTCGTGATTATCTTCCTCAGGCAATTCGGCAAAACTTTGTAGTTTCATTTAACCTTCGTTCTGTTCTTCACTTTATGGACCTTCGTTCTAAACTTGATGCTCAAATTGAGATTCAAGCACTTTGTGACGCAATTGCTCCAGAACTTCAAAAGTGGTCTCCAAATGTTTGGAAGTATTATGAAGAAAAGAGACTACATCGTGCTCGTTTGAGTCCCTAATTTATATAAATATTGGTAGAGTAAAACTATCGTATTATGGTTTCACACTACATTTACAAAATAACAAATATTCTTAATGAGCAGATTTATATTGGTAAATCCAAAAGACCAAAAGTAAGATGGAGACAGCATAAATCTCATTCAAAAGTAAGAAATACAAAATTATATTATGCTATGAGAAAGTATGGTGTTGAAAATTTTGTATTTGAAATTATAGAAGAGTGTTTTGAAAATAAAGTAAATGAAAGAGAAATGTATTATGTCTCTCTTTTGAAACCATATTATAATATGACTAATGGAGGCGACGGTGGTGGATTTCTCAATAAAAAGCACGGGGATAGATGGAAACAAGCAATTAAACAAAGCAATTCTAAAAAAGTTGCTTGTTATGATTTGGATGGAAATCTAGTCAATGTTTATGAAAGTTGTAGAGATGCTTCTTATGATGTTTTTGGTAAAGATTGTAAAGGCATTGGTGCCGTGATAAGAGGAGAATATCAAACTTGTGGTGGGTTTCAATGGAAAACTTTTGAAAATCAACCACTATCAAAAATATCTTCATATAAAAGAACCTCTCATAAAATTAAAAAAATAGGAAAATATGATACTAATGGAAATTTAATTGAAGTTTATGATAGTATGACCATTGCCGCAGAAAAAAATAACGCCTCAACTTCCAAAATAACTTTAGTTTGTCAAAATAAAAGGAAAAAACATAAAGGATATGTTTGGAAGTATGTGGTATAATGACTCTAAATAAATTATCTTGAATTCGTAACTTTATGCCTGTATATCCGATAGTCAATACCAAAACTGGTGAACAGAAAGAAGTGGAAATGAGTATCCACGACTGGGACCAGTGGAAAACTGATAATCCTGATTGGATTCGTGATTGGTCCGACCCATCAACTTGCCCTCAACCAGGAGAAGTTGGTGAGTGGAGGAATAAACTTGTAAGTAAAAATCCTGGATGGAATGATGTCTTAGAAAAAGCAAGTAAAGCACCTGGATCAACTGTAAAAAAACTATAACCAACTATGGCAAGAAGAAAAAGAGCAGAGCAACCAATCGGGGTTGGTCTTACTACTCGTCAAATGAAGCGCAAAAAACCACTGAGTTCTGAATATCTTGTAGATATTGAACCTCTTACAGACAACCAAAGAAAGTTATTTGAATCTTATAAAGAGCAAAAGCACTTGGTTGCCTATGGATGCGCTGGAACTGGTAAAACGTTTATCACACTTTATAATGCTATTCAAGATGTATTGAATGAAAGAAGTCCATACGAAAGAGTTTATATTGTCCGCTCACTAGTTGCTACTCGTGAAATTGGATTCTTGCCTGGAAGTCACGATGATAAGGCAGACATTTACCAAATTCCTTATAAGAATATGGTAAAGTATATGTTCCAGATGCCTTCTGATGCTGATTTTGAAATGCTTTATGGAAATCTAAAGTCACAAGAAACAATCAAGTTTTGGTCTACTTCATTCCTTCGTGGTACAACTCTTGATAACGCTATTATTATTGTCGATGAGTTTCAGAATCTAAACTTCCATGAATTAGATTCTATTATCACCCGCGTTGGTGAAAATACTAAGATTATGTTTTGTGGTGATGCCACTCAGTCTGATTTACAAAAGACAAATGAAAGAAATGGTATTGTAGATTTTATGTCAGTCTTGCGTAAAATGCCTTCCTTTGATATAATTGAATTTGGTATAGAAGATATTGTTCGCTCTGGACTTGTCAAGGAATACATCACCGCAAAAATGGAGGCAGGTTTTTGATATTTAATCACATTGATTTGAATTTACCCCAACTCGAAAGAGAAACAATTGATGGGGTAAGATACTATAAAGTTCCTGATAATCATGAATTAATCAAACTTGTTTCTATCACTTCTGTCACCAGTCATAAAAATCGCCAGATATTTATTAACTGGCGAAAAAAAGTTGGTGAAGAAGAAGCAGATAAGATTACTCGACAAGCAACAAGTCGTGGCACTGATATGCACACACTTGTTGAGTATCATTTAAAAAATGAGACTCTTCCAGAAGTTCAACCTCTGTCTGATTTCTTATTCAAGATTTCTAAGTCAACTCTCAATCGTATAAATAATATTCATGCTCTTGAAGGGTCACTCTACAGTAAACAACTAGGCATTGCTGGCACTGTTGACTGTATAGCAGAGTTTGATGGAGAATTGTCAATCATAGACTTTAAGACTTCTAAAAAACCAAAACCACGAGAGTGGATCGAACACTATTTTGTTCAATGTATGGCATATGGTTGTATGCTTTACGAACTGACTGGTATTCCAGTTAAAAAACTTGTAATTATTATGGCTTGCGAAAATGGAGAATGCGTCGTCTATGAAGAAAGAGACAAAACAAAATACATCAAACTACTCACCGAATACATTAGAGAGTTTGTTAGAGATAAATTGGAATCATATGGAACCCAATAAAGAATTAGAACAAGTCATAGAAAATAAGTTTCTTACGCCCTCTAAGTTTGCTCTAGAAATAGAGAACATTGTGGCAGTGGAGAATATGAATTACATTGATGCTATTTGTCATTATTGCGAAATCAATAATCTTGAAGTAGACTCAGTAACGAAACTTATTTCAAAACCACTTAAAGAAAGACTGAAATGGGATGCCATTCGTCTTAACTTTATGAAGAAAACTTCCCGAGCAAAACTGCCTCTATGATTGTGACTCCTTTTGAAACTTATCAACATTATTTGTCACTTAAAAATCATTTCACAAATCCAAAATACGACTTCTTTAAATACGGTGCGAAGACCCGTGCCAGTGTAACTTCTTTCAATAAAAGAAAGGACAAATACTGGTTTGAAAAAACTTCGCGTAAGTATGATGACAAAGAAGTCGTAAATTTTCTTGTATCAAACTTTGTATCTGCAGACAACCCACAAAACTTATGGATTGGAGAAATTATAAATTCTGGCGAAAGAACATACGCAGAATGGATGCGGAGACAACAGAGTTTGACTTACTTATTCAAAGAGCAAAGCAACGAATTGCTCTCGGAGAACAAATTAGAGGATGTTTTCAATTGTTCCAAAGGACACCCAATCATCCTCAAAAAGTTTCTAAGCGGGCAATTGTCGCTAGAAACCTTAACAATATACGAAAAAATATTTGGTTTCTCAAAAACTTTTGATAAAAAACTTGACGACCCTGTGTGGGAAACCGTAAGTTTGAAAATAAAAAAATACACTCCATTCATAAATACTGACATATTCCAGTTTAAGAAAATTTTACGGGACATTATAAATGAGTAACTTTTTTGACTCCGATATTATTCAAGATGAACTGAAAGAAATCAATCAGTTACAAGAAAGTATCTACGGAAGTCTTTTGACTTTTGGTATGATGGACCGTGAAACCAAACTGGAGCATATTGAAAAACTTGAATCCTTGCTAGAAAAGCAAAGAGTGATGTATACTAGGTTGTCCCTTTCAGACGACCCTAAAGCGGTTGAGATGAAAGATAACCTACGCAAATCAGTCGCACTGATGGGTTTCCCACCAGAGACTGATATGCAAATCTTATTCAATAGTATGACCAAGACTATCCAATCCCTCAAACAATACATTGACGGTTGAGGGAATCCCTGTTATACTATCCGAGTAATCCCCCGAATCCAATTTATCCGAGGTATCCAAATGGGTTTTTCCGACCTTAAAAAACAATCTAAACTTGGTTCTCTCACCGCAAAACTGGTGAAAGAAGTAGAAAAAATGAATACTATTGGAAGTCCTTCCGATGATCGTCTGTGGAAAATGGACGTAGATAAAAGCGGTAATGGATATGCCGTAATCCGTTTTCTGCCTGCCCCTGATGGTGAAGACATTCCTTTTGTGAAGGTTTATAGTCACGCATTCCAAGGTCCTGGTGGTTGGTTGATTGACACCTGCCTGACGACTATGAATCAAAAGTGCCCTGTATGTGAGCACAACTCTGGTCTCTGGAATAACGGCACTGATGCTGGTAAAGAGGTTGCACGTAAGCAGAAGCGCAAACTGACTTATGTTTCCAACATCTATGTGGTAAAAGATCCTGCCAATCCTGAAAATGAAGGTAAAGTCTTCCTCTTCAAGTATGGTAAGAAGATCTTTGACAAACTGACTGCTGCAATGCAACCTGAGTTTGAAGATGAAGAAGCAATCGATCCGTTTGACTTCTGGCAAGGCGCCAACTTCAAACTGAAGGCAAAGAATGTTGCTGGTTATCGTAACTATGATTCCAGTGAGTTTGCTCCTCAGAGTGCTTTGCTGGATGATGATGATGCTCTGGAAGCAATCTGGAAGAAGCAGTATTCTCTTGCTGAATTTGTTTCTCCCGATCAATTCAAGACTTATGAAGAACTGAAAGCACGTCTTCATTCTGTGCTTGGATCGAAAGCAAATGTGCGTCTTGATGTCGAAGAAGGTGAAGAGGAAGAATATACTCGTGGGTCTTCCCGTGAGTTGACTGATGACCTTCGTGAGGAAATCAGCAATCTGAAACCAACTCGCCGCGCTGCTGCTCCTGCGGCAGAAGAAGATGAGGACGATGATGCGCTTTCGTATTTCGCAAAATTAGCATCTGATGATTGATGTCTAAATACTAATGCTCTAACAAGGTCGCACTTTTAGAGAAGGGTGGAGAAATCCACCCTATTTTATTATAAATACTATTGCGACCTTAATTTAGAAGCAGATGGACTATTATACTTACGCATATTTGCGTGAAGATGGGACACCCTATTATATTGGTAAGGGAAAGGGTAGAAGAGCATTTTTAAAACACGGAAGTTTTTATCCACCATCAAAGGAAAGAATTTTATTTTTAAAAAGAAATCTTACAGAGGAACAAGCATTTAATCACGAAATCTATATGATTGCTGTGTTTGGCAGAAAAGATCTAGGAACTGGAATTCTTCATAATAAAACTAATGGTGGGGATGGATGTTCTGGAAAAATAATGACTGAAAAGGATATTGAAAATAGAAGAAAAGCAAGACTTGGAAAACCTTTATCAGAATCTCATAAAAGAAAAATTGCAGAAGCAAATAGAGGAACTCCAAAGACTATTACTGAAAAAAGAAGACAGTCAGATATAGAAAAAGGTTTAAGAGCAAGAGGAAAATTAGTTGGAGATAAAAATCCAACTAAAAGACCAGAAGTTAGGAAAAAAATAAGTGATTCTTGTAAGGGAAGAAAACCTTGGAATAAGGGTATTCAAAATTCAGATATAATGGGAGGTAAAAATCCAAGAGCGAGAAAACTATGCTATAATGGCGTAGTATATGATTGCATAAAAGATGCTGTAAAAATGACTGGTAGATCAAAATATTATATTTACAAGTATAGTGTTTTTTATGAAAAGTGATTATTATATTCAAAGGGTTCCCAAATCAGAAATAAAAGAATTATTGTATAATTACCATTATCTAAAAGACATATCAAAAGATTTCAAAAGTGGATATAATTATTCTTTATATAAAAAATCTTTTACAGATGTGTTAAATATTGGAGGTCCTGTTGGGGTCTGTATTTTCACTGGACTTCCTGTTCCTGAAATCGCAAAAGGTGCCTTTGGATTAGAGAGAAATGAACAACAAGGATTATTCGAACTTTCACGACTCTGCATTCATCCACAAACTCAACAGAGCGAGTATAATATCACTTCTTGGTTTGTTTCAAAAGCGATTAGACAGTTACGAAAAGATACTGAAGTTAAGGCAATTATCTCTTACGCTGATAGTGATTTTCATTCTGGCACAATCTATCGCGCTTGTAACTTTAAGTATATGGGTCTCACAGATCCAAAAAAAGATTTCTACTATTCAGACGGAACTAAGCACTCTCGTGGAAAAGTAAAAGGTGCTGAGGGAGAATGGAAAGAACGCTCCCGCAAGCACCGTTATGTGATAGTTTTTGATAAGAATCTAGAATTAAAATGGAATAGTTGATTTAGTATTCTCAGTTTTAATTAGAGTATCATTTACATACTGCGATGACCTATCATAAATCATCGCTTTTCTTGTGTCATTAATAACTTGCTGTAGGTATCTTGGTTTTAATACATAGATACCTCTCTTATCATTATTCTTTCTCACTTCATACTCATAATTACTCACTCCTACTATAGGATCTGGAATACGAATCACATCATCTCCTAATCTTGTTGCATCATTTGTATAAAGAGTGCCATCATCATAGTAAGAAACCTTAAAGTCTGCATCTACAACTTGACCAGCAGGAAGAATTAATCTATCTTCTGAGTCTCTGACTTCTGTAGTTTCGTAATGATGAATCGCATTCAAATTATTTCCATAAATTGACTCTGCATAATCATAAACTTGCTTATCGGAAAGTGGCCATTGGTCTCTGAGTCTTGTGATTCCTGCAGATACGATGACTACCCAATCATATTGAGTGCTACCATAAAGTTCTTGAGCAACTAATTCTGGTCTAGACCCATCTGGAATTTGATATTTGTCAAAGACAGTAAAAACATTTTGTAAGTCATCACGCAGTTTGACTCTACGGAAAAGATTCTTGACAATCAAATACTGATCAGATGAATTAGAATCTGATAGGAATGACTGATATTCTAAGTTGGGTAGTTCTCTGAAGTAAGTCATTAGTATCCGACTCCTGTTGCTCCTTCTGTGCTGTTGTAATCTTCCGCGTAAATTGGAGTCAATTCTTGGAATTGTAAGGTCAACTGCATATGAACGGGTGTGCCGTCAGAATAAGTTGCATAGGTATTAGAACCTGTAAAGTTTAATCCCAAATTTTGAAGGGCACATATTTTGTACTTATTTAGATATGGGTGGGGTTTTCCACCACTCATATATTGAATTTTAAAAACACTTGGGGCAGTTAAGAATAATCCTCCTGCAGCACCTGATGTAGTTCCTTTTCTTGGTGACATTTCCTTTTTTAAGAAATATGCCAAATCTTTAATTACTCTTCCCTCATCAGCATCTCTTGGTGATAAATCAAATGCTAAAGAAAAAGGCTCTCTCAAGCTTACTCCTCTAAAAAGTAACTCAATATTTTCATTAATCACTGCTCCAGTATCTCTTGATAGAAGTTCTCCAAATAAGTTTGGATCGGTTCCAAGTAACTGCTCAACTGCTTTCGTTGCAAAAAAATCTTGAATTGCTTTTTGTCCCAATCCAGTCTGTGCCGAAGATGTTACTTTTTTAATAAAAGCAGATACTCCTTGACCAAAACCTTGAAATGAATTTCCCGCTTTTATTGTTTCCTGTGCAACGCCTACCCCAGCAGCTATTATACCACTCATACCACCAGAACCCCATCCTGCAGATTGTGAATTGACTGGTAAAGATTGTGGAATTGGAAGAATAACACTACCTCGTATATCTTTTTGACCTATAGATTGATAATATGTATCTGAAGTTGGTACTACAAAATTGGTAGAACTTAATTGCCCAACACCTGGAGGGCGATATTCATAAGCATCAATTTTCACATAGTCGGTATTATTTTCTAATCTTTTTTGTGGATACCTGAATGTGGGTGCCATTTATTTTTTTTTGAACTATTTAGTCCTGACATTGCCGAAAGATAATCTTTTTAAGTCTTCAATTTCGGATGGATAAATTTCATATAACTTACCCGCGATTTCATCCCAAGTATACTGTCTATCTTTCCCCCAATGATAATTTAATCCAGTAAATCCCCAGTTATAAACTTTTTTCACATAGACAAAAGGATTTTGGTCATAATTTATGTTTGGAGTTTTTGCATTGTAAACAAAAACATAATACTTTCCTGCTACTGGAGGTAATGGAGATTCAGTCAATACATTCATAATTTCAATCATTGTATCATCAGCATCTTCAGTACCAATAAACTTTTTTACAAGACCAGCAAGGCGACTTCTTTGTCTTTGTTGAAGAGTTTTTCTTGGCATTACTTAATCCCTAACTCGTGCTCGGTGATTACTTTAAACTCATAACCTCTATCAGCACACCATTCTCTTGCTGCTTCCCACTTTGATTGATTTTTAGCATACTCATAGACCTCAGCAATATATTTTTGTGTTTGCCTCTTTGGTTTAGTAGGAGGGACAGTTTGCTTCGATGGTTTAATCTCAATCATATATTTTTTGATGCTTCCATCAGACTCTTTAACCTTGATAAGAAAGTCTGGAAAGTATCTGTGAATTCTCCCATCTAAAGGTGATCGATAAGGGATACATTTTTCCTCAGATGACCATTCAATTATTTTTTCGTTGGTGTCGCAATATACACAAAACTTTCTTTCCCACAATGATCTATAGATGATATTAGTTGGGTCACCATTATATTTTTCTGGATATGATGGTTTATATTTACCTTTATATGACATCTAAATACTTAATAATATAAACAGTCGTATAAGGTATTTAGAGTGGCAACACCCCGCAGAATATCTGATATTAAGCCATTGATGACCAATCTGGCACAAACTTCTCACTATGAGGTGAAGTTTGGTACTCTGCCACCACAGTTAATGTCATATCTCCGTAATAAAGGTATTAACTCTAGATTTATTGCTGAAAGTGCAGGTCTTCTCTGCTATTCTGCTGTTCTTCCAACAACTACATTAGGTTCTTTCACGGTTGATGGAAACTTTATGGGTGTTCAGGAGAAGTTTGCAAACTCTAGAATTTATTCAGAAATCACTCTAGATTTTTATGTTGATAGTGATTATCAAATGCTTAATTTCTTAGAGTGTTGGATGGAATTCATTGCAAGTGGATCTTTTTATCGTAATCCTAATACACCTCTTACTGGAGAAAATCCTCCAATCAACCAAAATGTAGATGGGTATTTTGTAAGGATGCAATATCCCAAATATTACAAAGCAGATGCTGTATCCATTGTTAAGTTTGATAGAGATTATAGAAGAGAGATTGAATACAACTTCAGAGGACTATTTCCTCTGAATATAAGTTCTATTCCAGTTTCTTACATGGCATCCGATGTTATGAAAGTGTCTGCTTCTTTCCAGTATGACAGATACATTGTTGGAAAGGCAAATTCATTCAATATCTTTAATGGAAACAACAATAATCTTAATCCTCTACAACCACAAAATACACCATCCGCTCCACAGTCTGCAGAAGATGTTTACAGAGCATCTCAGGAAACTTTCACCTTTGGCACGCAAACTAATCAAACAATTCAGACTGCATCAGAATCTTTATCAGCAAATCCATTATCTACGCAAGCAAACCCCGAAACTCTCTTCTAAATAATTTTAACTGAAATTCTATAGGTCATTATGCCTTTACCAAAAATATCTACACCAACATATGAGTTGGAAATTCCTTCACTGAAAAAGAGCATTAAGTATCGTCCATTTCTTGTGAAGGAGGAGAAAATTCTAATTATTGCGATGGAAAGTGAAGATCCAAAGCAAATTGCCGAAGCTGTTAAGAATGTAATTGGAAATTGTATTATCAGTCGTGGAATCAAGGTTGAGAAACTTGCAACCTTTGATATTGAATATTTGTTTCTGAATATTCGAGGAAAATCTGTTGGAGAGTCGGTTGATATTTTAATTACCTGCCCTGATGATGGCACTACACAAGTTCCTATGAGTATCAACTTAGACGATATTCAAGTTGAATTTGATAAGGAGCATTCGAGAGATATTAAACTTGATGATAATCTAACTCTGAGAATGAGATATCCATCAATGCAAGAGTTTGTGAAGAGTAACTTTGTAGTTGGAGAAGAGATTTCTGTTGATGACACTTTTGATATGATTATTTCTTGTATTGAGCAGATTTATAGTGAAGAAGAATCTTGGGCAGCATCAGATTCGACTAAAAAAGAATTGAAAGAATTTCTTGAGCAACTCACTTCTCAACAATTCAAAGACATTGAAAAGTTTTTTGAAACAATGCCAAAACTTTCTCATACAATTAAAGTGAAGAATCCAAATACTGGAGTTGAAAGTGAAGTTGTCTTGGAGGGTCTAACAAGTTTTTTCGCCTAGCGATGATGCATGAGGATCTTGCATCATATTACAAGACAAATTTTGCCCTTGTACAACATCATCGATGGTCTTTAACTGAACTAGAAAATCTTATACCTTGGGAAAGGGAAGTTTACATTACTCTTCTCCAACAATATATTGAAGAGGAAAACTTAAAAAATAATCAAAATTCTTAAATTATCTTATTTTTTCAACTTTTATAATGTCTTTATGTTTTTTTCTATTTCCTAGATAAACCATATGAATATTTCCACAACTATAATTATTTTCCTTTGCCCAACTAGGCAATCCACATATTTCTATCGTGTTTCCATTTGAGAAAGTAAGTTTCCACCAGTTTGCCCTAGGATGTTTTTCGCCTAATTGTGCATTACTCATTTTTTCTCTGGTTTCTTTGGATGCAGATTTTCCATAATTATGATTTTTTTCTCCTTTCTGTGCATTGCCTATTTTTTCTTTATGCTCCTTTGAGAGAATTTTATTTTTGTTTATTTCACTCAAATTTAATTTAAATTCTAAAGAACGAATGGCACCACTTGATCCTTCGCCCCCGCTTGTTTTATTAAGAAGAATACCTGTGCCTAAATCTTTTCTACCAAAGACATAAATCATATATTCTTCGTGATTAAATGCTTCTTTTTCTGTGAGATTTTGTTTTAATATTATTATTCTAGATTTATCTTTTGGAGGCTTTACATCACTCTTTTTTCTTTTGTGCAGTCTATTATTACTTCCTTTACCAATATAATATGGTGTTTTGTTTTCACGCAAATATGCGTAAGTGTAAAATCTTTTAAGATTTTTCATTGTTACTCTAATCTGGTGGTTATTGCTATTTATACAGGAAAAGCACCCAAAGGTGCTTTATCCCAACCTGAAAAGAACCACCAGATCAGGTATTCATATTTATCAAATAAATAACTTATATTGAAGAAGAAACCCTGAAGAATCAATCGAATGGATAGGGCAGAAGCTGGTTTAAGAGCACAAACAGGCGAAAAGCCAAGTGGTGGTTACTATACCAGCTCGGAAAGAATTACCCTACAAAAATTTTCTCTTGGTAGAATCACTACATTACCAAGATCAGTTTTTGGTGGTCGTACAGTAGCAGGTGGTGGGGGTGGTACCGCTGGCGGTGGAGCAGGTGGCGGAGGAGCAGTTGCTGCAGGATCTGCGATTGTAGTAAGACCACAAACAAGTTTAGTAGATAGGGCACAGACATTACAAATACAAACAAACGCACAATCAATTGGAGGTCTTCAGCAGAGTCTTGATGTTATTCGCGTACAAGTAACTGAATTAAATCAAGGAATTCAAAACACTGCAAAACAACTTCAAGCAGAAAGTGCTTTAGAGCAGAATCAACTTAAACAAGAACAAGAAGCAGAAAGAAGATTAGCAGAGCGTAAAGTTCGTCTTGGGAAGGAAAGTGAATTAGAGAAAAATATTCAAGCAGCATTAATGAGACCGATTGCTAAACTTCAGCAAACGGTTACAAGTCTTTTTGACCGAATAATGGGTGCCTTGACGACATTATTCTTTGGATGGTTGACAAATCAGGGGATTGAAACCCTAAAAGCACTTGCTGAAGGTGATACTAAGAAACTTGAAGAGATTAAAAACAATGTCATTAAGAATGTATTATTTGCAATAGGTGCTTTTGCTGCTGTAAATCTAGGATTCGGTCTCTTAATGAGAACCATTACTGGATTGACTCTTAAGTTGGCAAGTTTTGTTGCTAGAATCGCTCTGGCACCGTTTAGATTAGCAGGTGCTGCAATTGGAAGACTACTTGGGTTTGGTGCTAACGCAGCAAAAACAATTACAAGACCCGGTGGAAGAGTACCTATTACTACCAGTGGTGGAAAGGTATTGGGTGCAGGTAGTCCAATGTCAAGATTTTTGGGAGGCGTTAATAATATAGGAAAGGGCGCTCGGAGTTTTTTAAAGGGTACTGGTAGTATTGCTTCTAAAATTCTTACTCCATTGGCAATTGGTGTTGGAACTTATAGAATTTCGCAAGGAGACATTGTTGGTGGTTTATTATCTTATGGATCTGCAATTCCTGGTATTGGATTAGGATTTGCTGGATTGGATGTAGCAAGAGAATTTGGATTTGGAAAGGGCACATTCTTTGGCAAAAAAGAAGACCAACCAACACCAACAGCAGCACAGCCATCCGCACAACCAGCAGCAACTCCAGCACCACCAGCAGCACAAGTAGCAGCACCATCACAACCACAAACACCTGCAATACCATCAATGTCTGAAATGACATTTGGGGTAGATACTGCAAATATGCTACAAGGTCCAGCACAATCACCAACACAAGAAACAGCACCTCCATATGGCACAGTAAATCTTGAAGGTTTACTTCAAGAAAAAGCACCTGCTGCAGATATTCAAGCACCGCCAAAACCAAATACACCTGTTGGCACTTTACCTGAAGCAAAACCAAATATTATTATGGCAGGTGGTGGAAAAGATAGAACCCAGACAATGGTTTCTCAACAAGAACCTTTAACTGATGTGCCATTTATACCATCTTCAAACACTGATAATTTCTATGTGCTCTACTCACAACTTAACTACAATGTGGTGATGTAATATGGCAGTATCAGCACCAGTTAGAAGAGTAATTTTTACAGCAAATGAATCTAAGAAGGGAGTTGCTCAAGGTAGAGAGGGCATAAAAAACATAGGGCAAGTCATTCTAAAGAGAACTAAGGTTAAGAGAGAAGCATTTGCCCAAACAAATCTCTTCAGAAAAAGAAGAGAAGAAAGTGAAAAGAGAATGATGCTTGAGGATGAACTTGAAGCGCCTAGAGTTGCTGCTATTCCAACAGGCGCTCAACAGTTAGTAGAAAAAACTGGCGCTAAAGGATTTTTTAACAGAATTTTAGGATTTCTTGGTTATCTTGCTGCTGGTTGGTTGATGAATAATCTTCCAACCTGGATTGCAATGGGTAAAGAGTTTATTGCAAGAATTCAGAAAGCGGGTGAGATTGTATCCGGATTTTTCAATAATACAATTAAACTGTTTACTGGGGTTGGAAGTCTTTTAAGTTCTTTAGGGCAAAACTTATTGCAGTTTGATTTCTTTGATACATCAAATCGTGTGAAAAATTCGATGAGTGAATTGAATAGCACTATGGGAAGTCTAACTGGACAAATTGAAGAAGCGTTTAGTTTATTAACAACACCACTTACAGAAGGTAAGTATAGTGGTGAAGAAATTCCTGAAACAGGAACACAACAAACCGATCAAGGTGCCTATCAAGAACCACCTCCTTATAGTGGTAGTGCTCCTTCTTCTGGGGGAACAAAATACCCAGAGTTAGCATCCTTAGTTGTAAAAGGTGAAGGTGGAATTAATTCAGTTAATAGGGGCAATGCTGGCGATACTCCAGGTGGTGCGAAATCTATTTTTGGTAAAAACCTAACTGATATGACAGTTGGTGAAATTATGCAAGCTCAAAGACAAGGTAGAGTTGTTGCAGTTGGTAAATATCAATTTATTCCTTCCACTTTATCTGGTGCTGTCAAATATACCAAAATTCCATTAAATGCTAAATTTAACTCTGCAACTCAAAACAGACTCTTTGATTACTTAATTGATGTTAAAAGACCGGAAATTGGTGCATACATTAATGGGAAATCAAATGATAGAAGAACAGCTGTTCAACAATTGGCAAGAGAATTTGCTTCAGTTGGTCTAGAATATCCAGAAGCAGGCAGAGTTCGTGGGCAATCTAGGTATGCTGGTATTGGCAGAAATAAAGCTAGTATTTCACCAGAAGCAGCAGCAAGTGTTCTTGATAAACAAAGAAGGGGAGGTCCTGCTCAACTTCAACCATCAAAACAAGAATCGCAAATACAACAAGTTCCTGTTGGAAATGTGAATCCAACAATTGGTGATAGACTTGGTGCTGGAAGGGGACATAAAGGAGTTGATTTGCAAGTTAAAATGGGAACACCATTAAGAGCAATTTCTGACGGTGTTATTGTCGATTCTGATTTTGAAAAAGGTTGGGGAAACTTTCTAGTAATGAAAGATGATCGTGGAATTTATCACTTGTATGGTCATATGCAATCGGGATATAAAAGGGGAGGTCCAGTTAAAAAGGGTGAGGTGATAGGAAAAGTTGGTATGACTGGTAGAACATCCGGACCTCATTTACATTGGGAGGCTGGAACTGGATGGAATGGGGGGCAAGTAACAGGAAGATTTGATGCTCTCAGTAGATATAGTAAGTTTGCCCCATTTAATACTCAACCTGGACCTGGAGTTGTATCAGCAACACCAGCACAAATCGCAGCAGCGCCTCAACAGTCACAAACAGTTCCTTCTGCGCTTACTCCAGAAAGAAGAGGGCAAGACATTATAATTGTAGACCAACCAAGACAACAGCAAAATATTATTACTCCTGCTGCAAGTGGTGGGGGAGCAGCACCTTCTCCAATCAGTGATTTTGACTTGTTAAATAACTTTATCAAGAATAAACTTCTCCTGGATCTAGCTTACCTATAATGTCAATTCAAAAGTCCATTTACGAGCAGTTAGTTTTAGAGTCAAGCGATCGTAGTAGGACGATTGACATCTCAACAGGTGCGATTGCGATTGACTATTATGAGGATATTTTTTCACCAACAATCACAGCGAAAGTTAAGGTTATCAACACAGGAAACACAATTGTTGCAGAAGGTGGCACAGGAAGGCAATCAATTTACAATGGTCTTCCTTTAAGAGGTGGTGAAAGAGTTTTAATGAAGATTGCAGGAAACTCAGAAACTAATCCTGGATTGGATTTTTCTAAAAGAGTAGAAGATTATTTTTATGTTTCAAGTATCAGTGATGTAATCTCGGAGACAAATCAAGAAAGTTTTACTCTTCATCTAGTTTCAAGAGAAGCGATTACCAATGAAACTGTGAGAGTGGGTAAAAAGTTTAAGGTTGATAATTCTATTAGTGATTCTGTAGAAGACATCTTAAAAAATTACCTTAAGACAAATAGAATAGGAACTATTAATAAGTCTTCAAATAAGTATGGATTTATTGGAAATATGAGAAAACCTTTTACGGTTTTAGTTTGGTTGGCATCAAAAGCAGTTCCTGAATCTTCTGGAAGTGCAACTGCTGGATTTTTATTCTATCAAACTCAGGATGGATTTCAGTTTAGGTCAATTGATGACTTAATTAATCAGGAGCCTAGAACCGACACAAATGATAATAGAGTCGTATTTACATATAATCAAGTCAATCAGGCATATGATGAAAATAATAATAAGGTAAACAACAATTTCAATATCCTTAACTATTATGTTGAAAAGAATCAAAACTTACTTGAAAAGTTAAAACTAGGAACATATGCCAGTCAAAGAATATTTTTCAATCCTTTAAACGGATCAATAACAGGTCCTGGACAAGATGTTTTCAAGTTTCAAAATTATTCCGATAAGACAAGTAATCTTGGCAGTAAAATTAAACTTCCGCCATTATCTGAAGGAAGTGAAAAAACTCTAGGTGACACACCAACAAGAATTATTACTGGAATTCTTGATGTCGGCACCTTAAACTCTGATATCTCAACCGATGTGAATGCAGATCCTACAGAGTATCAATCACAATCTTTAATGAGATACAATAGTCTATTCACTCAGACATTAAATGTTGTAGTTCCTTCGAATACTAACTTGAGAGCAGGTGATGTTGTAGAATGTCAATTCCCTAAAATCACACAAGCTGATGAAAAAGAATATGACACTGAAACTAGTGGTCTATATATGATTAAGGAATTGTGTCATCACTTTGATGCAAATAATTCATATACATCTATGAAATTAATTAGAGATACTTTCGGAATCAACAAAAAGGCATAATAAATGATAGACGAATCACTTCTTAAAAGTCATTTTATAGGTAGAGATGGTTTCCGTTGGTGGTTAGGGCAAATTGCACCTATAGAAGCGTGGGAAGAGCAAGCAAATGGTGGTGGATGGGGATATAGATATAAGGTTAGAATACTTGGTTATCATCCTTTAGATGTAGCAGAACTATCAAATGATGATCTTCCTTGGGCACAAGTGATGTTTCCAACCACTACAGGAAGTGGTGCTGCAAAATATGCTGTAAATCCAAAAATAAGACCAGGTGATATGGTCATTGGATTTTTCTTAGATGGTGATAATGCACAAATCCCAGTTATTATGGGAGCACTTGGACACACAAGTGAGTGGTCTACTTCTGGATATACTAATCCATTTCAACCTTTTACAGGATTTACAACTAATATTAAAAATCCTGGACCAAGTGGAAGAAATTATGCAGATCAAACAAATGAATCTACAAGAGAATCTCAAAAGACTCCAAGAGCAGTTCCTCCAGAAGTAGCAGCAAGACTTAGAGAAATATCTGCTTATACTGGTATTGGAAGAGAAGTTGTATTTGCCGATACTTGTGAAGATACAACAATTAAGACCATAAAATCTGAAGTTAATAACTTACTTAAAGATATACAAGAAACACAAGGAAAAATTGCAGAGTATAAACAAGCAATTCAGAATACTGCTGAAGTCATTAAATCTGCCGTGAATTGGATAGTCGGTAGAATAATGGATTCAATTTATAATTTCTTAGTTGGGGATGAAGAAAATCCTGGAATTATTCCAAAAGCATTGAAGGCATTATATATCAGTGTTTATGGATCTGTTTTTGCCGCAACTGGAAATCCTGCTGTAGCACACACCGCTGGTTATAAATCTAATGAAGTTTTTGTAATTCCAATTAAAATCTTAGAAGAAGCACTTTCTTGTGTTACAAATGCAATTGTTGAAGGTCTCACTACTATAATTGTACAATTATTAGAGTCTCTTCTTGAAAATGTGGATAGATTTGTAACTTGTGTAGCAGAGCAATTTATTGGTTCTTTAGTCAATACAATTGTTGATGCTGTTGCTGACGGATTATCTGCTGCCTTAGATGGTGTATCTGCACTTCTAGGTGGCGTATTCAGTGTTGTTGATTTTGTCACCAGCACTGTAGATGCAATTCTTGGGTTGGGAGGACTATTTGACTGCAATCAAAATAATACAAAGTGTGATGGAACTAAGGAATGGATAATTGGTGTTGGTCCAAAGAGCAGTTTAGATCCACTCGAATCTTTCAATAATATTTTCGAAATTGCAAATACGATTGGAGGTGTTGTAGGAGATGTAACTTCTGCAGTTGAAGGTGTTGCAGGAATCGCAGATGTTTTCTCAAATGATATTTTACAAGATGCTCTTAATGGTCTAGGAGAATGTATTCCAACTTTCCCAACAACTTGCGGATCTCCAACGATTAATATTTTTGGTGGAGGAGGATCTGGAGCAACTGCATTTCCAATTCTTGGAGTTCCATCTCCAATCAATAATACAATTAATAATGTAACACAGACTGCAAATATTATTGGTGCTGTAGTTACAAATCCTGGATCTGGATATCGTTTCTCACCATTTGTTGAATTCTCTGATAGTTGTGGATTGGGATATGGTGCAAAAGGTAGAGCAGTTTTAAATGATGCTGGTGAAGTGACTGCAATTTATATGACATCCTCTGGAGAAGGATATCCAGTAGTTCAGAATCAAGACCCATATGGTGTTGTTGATGTTGAAGTTCCGACGGCAGGTTTAAATTACTCTAGTGGTGATACTGCAATTGATAATTTTGGAAACACTTATAGTTTAACCATTGACAATGGTAGAATACTTTCAGCAACTCCTCTAAATATTTTAGAAGTTACAGACATTCCTGTAATTACAATCAATTCTGAAACTGGATTTGGTGCTGTATTAAAACCGATTCTTGGGTCCATTTCTCAACCATCAGAAACACAAAGATTAGTCGGAGATTTTGTAGGTATTAAGACATCAGTAGACTGCCCAACATAAGATGAATTACGAAGCAAGAGATTATATTAGTATAGGACCTAAGTTTAGAATTACTACCAATGATCCCTTAATGGGAGGAGATGGCACATCTGTTTATCATATGTATGCCTATACAAATGATAATGATGTTCATTTGCAAACCTTTACTGAAACTGGTGCCTATAAAATTTTAAATGACAAAGGAATTGAAATCGTTGCAGGAAACACAGGATCTGAAGGAAGTGTTGATATCTGTCTCACTGGAATGGGTGGGGATATTTGTATCACTGCAATGAGTAATGGAACTGTGAAGATTAAAGGAAAAACCGTGATGATTGAAGCAGTCGAAGATTTAGATCTCAAAGCAGGTAGAAATATTAACATGGTTTCTGGATCTGGAAGAATTATTCAGAAAGCAAACAAAATAGACCAGGTTGCACTTACTGGAAACGCAATTCTTGACACATTTGGTAAGAGAGCGTTTGCACTTTCTCCTGTTGGTAATGAATATATTACTGATGTATTTGTTGGCGGTCTAAATGTAATTGGTGCTATTAAATCTATTGTGGGAGTAGGATAATGTCAGCAGTTAATACACTATTCAGTTTAATTGGATTTCCTTTATTACCTCAAAGGGGAGAGGAAAAGTTTTATCACGATAATAGCACCTTTAATCAAAATGTGAGAATTACTGGAGATTTAATCTCCCAAAGCAATTCACTAACTCTTGGTGAGAAAGTTATTTGTGGTAATACGTACTTAGTTTTAAATCCATTAAACAGAAAAGCACAACTTCCAAATCTTTTTGTATCTGGAAGTATCTTTGGATTTAGAAATTTAACAATATCTGGAATATCTGTTTTTAACAATACAGTTATTGCAAATCGCAATGTGATTGTAAATGGTAGAATAATTCTTGCTAACTGTGGTGATGTTGCATCTAGAATTAATAGAGCAGACACTCTCCCATCATCGGACATAAAATTAAAAGAAAATATTTCACCAATTAAAAACGCTTTAGAAAAAGTATCTAAATTAAATGGTGTTGAGTATGATTTTAAAGATTCTAAAGACTACGGATATCTTAGAAAACATCAGATAGGATTGATTGCACAAGAAGTAGATAAAGTTATTCCAGAAGTTGTATCTCAACAAGAAAATGGAAATCTAGGAGTATCATATCAACACTTAACTGCAGTATTAGTAGAAGCAATTAAAGAGCAACAAACACAAATTGATAGTCTTAGAAAAGAGATTGAAAACTTAAAAAATGGAGAAAGTAAATGAGCGAGCAACTTACTAATTTATTATCAGGAAAAATATCAGGAAATAATGATTCTATAGAGGTACTTGCAGAGAGAAGACCTGGAATACAAACAAATATTGATTTGTTTTCTCCAATATGTAACACCGTAGATAGTCAAATTGTTTCCATCGCAGCAAGTATTGTTACTATTCAGTCAGAGATTGTTGGATTATCTACAAATGCTTACGCTGTCGGTTGCGGCACCACTGGAGTTGGAGTATCCACAATATACCCAGATACTGTAAGAAATTATAGTTATAATATTTCTACGCAGTCATACGACGGGGACTCCCCATATGATGTAAATGTCGCTTTTCTTAGCTCTGGCAATGTTGGATTTGGAACTTTTTTAGTTTATACACAAAATGATTCTTCACAATCAGGAATTGGAACTCTTTATGATGATATAGGAACTTGTTACAGAATACCTTGTGTTTCAGGAAACTGTGTATCTTTTGCATCCTCTATTACCGCAAAACAAAGTCAACTTACAACACTTAGAAATCAACTAACAGATTTAGTTACTTCATCCAATAATGTAAGAACAGAAAGAGTTGACTATGAAATTGAAAGATATGCTGGAAATTATACTATTAGAATTTTAACTCAAGAAAATACAAGAATATCTACAGCAATTACTACAATCAGAAATTATTCTTAAAACCCCCTTGACACCAGGACCCAGACCCCCTATAATATGGGGGTAATCAACGAAACACCCCAATGAGCACCACACAAGAGACTGTTAAAGGTATTGTGATTGATGTCTGCACCCGCACTTTTCTTCTTACCAGCGACCAAGGAAGTGAGCGTATGGTAGAATGTGAGACTGTTCAAGAGTTTATGAATGTGTTGGAAGTTGTGACTGCGAATCTTGACCCCGACCAAATCGAATATGCAGACCTTGCGGTTTATGGGCAGTGATGCTATAATATAAGTATCCTCAAAGGAAAGAATGGAAATTTTCACAGTAGAAGAGTTTCAGGAAAGATTTGATGAATTGATGGAGAGAGTAGAAATGGGAGAGCATATAGGAATTGTGGATGAGAATGGAAAGGCAGCAGTTATGTTGCCTGCGGATGATGACCTCATACGAATACACACTGAGTGTAATAACGAGGCATCATAATTCATCATCTGGGAAGTGAGACTTGGTAGTCAGAGGAGTCTTATAAACTCTTTCCGCCAGATTAGCGGCTTTGAGGTGGTTCGAATCCACCCACTTCTACTTACATATATCATTTTATAAATAGGTATATGTATAACTTCATAACACCATAATGTATACTACTATCACTACCTGTCAGAGTTGCGGATGCGACATTCTAAATGAGAGAATGACGAAAGGGCGACTAAAAAAATGGTGTAGTGAATCTTGTAGAGCAAAATGGAGATATGAAAACGATCCTGTAATTAAAGATAGGAACACTTATACCGAACAAAAAGCAAGAGGTTATTCCAATAAATGGAAAGCACTTCAATACAAAGGTAGTAAGTGTCAAACTTGTGGCGAAAGTAGACCAGCAACTCTATGTTTTCATCATAGAGACCCATCAGAAAAATCGTTTAATCTTGATGGGAGAACTTTTGCTAATAGAAAATGGAATTCTGTTAAGGAAGAAGTTGATAAATGCGACCTTCTTTGCCATAACTGCCATCATATGTTACACTATGGTGATAGTTGGGAAGAATTCCTAAACGAGCAGGTTTAGCTCTCTGGTTGAAAGCAGCGAACTCATAATTCGCCTAAGGTGGGTTCGATCCCCACAACCTGCACCTTGCCCGCATAATCCAACAGGCAGAGATAGGGAGCTTAAAACTCCTCCAGTGTCGGTTCGAATCCGACTGCGGGTATTAAAAATAAATATAAGATACGGGAGTAAGTCCTATGTCTTATCGTATCGACCAAGCATATTGTTGGTATCTAGATGGAAGTATGATTGTAAAAATGTATTTTATTAATCATATTCCATTTACATTCGACGAACTTCCAGATGGTCATTTATACGATCAAGATCTTTGTAGGGAAGCGGACAAAAATCGCACATTTGAACCAGAAGATTTATATAAAAACTCATTTTATTTGATAGATGAAGAAGTTCATCCTTGTTTTTTTCCAGTTGAATTGGAAAATCCAGAAGACCTTCCAGACGACTTTGAGTTTGAATGTGGAGAGGATTTGACTTCATAAATAAAAGATAGCAATATCTTAGAAGTCATAATACGATGCCTCTGAATAAGTTAAGCAACTTCATCAAAAATACTGATGGGCGCACGCTGTATGTAAATCCAAACGATTTAGACGCTACAGATTCGATTACTAATACTGGCAATTCCCTTGCACAACCTTTTAAAACGATTCAGAGAGCACTTTTAGAAGCAGCAAGATTCTCTTTTGTGAATGGGAAAGATAATGATTTAGTAGAAAAGACAACGATTCTTGTTTTTCCTGGTGAGCATTTAATCGACAACAGACCTGGATTTTCTATTTACGATAATAGCGACACTGCATATGCTGTTCCTCCAACTGGTGGTGTAGGAACTCCTGCACTTTCAACATTATCATTAGAATTAGATTCTAACTTTGATCTTACACAAGATGATAATATTCTTTATAAGTTCAATAGTGTCAATGGTGGTGTTGTTGTACCTAGAGGCACCTCCATTGTCGGTCTTGACTTAAGAAAAACAAAAGTCAGACCAAAGTATGTTCCTAATCCTACTGACCCATTAGTAGGAAAATCTGCAATATTCAGAGTTACTGGAGCGTGTTATTTCTGGCAGTTTTCATTCTTTGATGCTGATGAGTCTGGTCTTGTTTATACTCACCCATCATTTTTTACAAGTGGTTATCAATCAATTCCAAGATTCTCTCACCATAAACTAACTTGTTTTGAATATGCTGATGGTGTCAACGAAGTTGGCACTTACGGTCTCACAGACCTTGATATGTATTATAGCAAACTTTCGAATGCATTTAACTCATATCGTCCAATTCCTGCAGATGCAAAGTTTCCTGCAAGTGATGAAGACTTTGCAAAAATGGATCCAGAGTGGCAGATTGTTGGAGCATTTGCTTCAGATCCGATTGATATACAGACAGTTATTTCTGGAAACGGCACTACAGCAAGCACATTAGTTACAGTCACAACTACTGAAGATCATAACTTAAATGCTGGCACACCAATTAAAATTAGAGGTGTTGCTTCTCCAACTTATAATATTTCTACAAAAGTTCAAAATGTCTTAAGTGCAACACAATTTACATACTTACTTGAGTCTTTCCCAATTACTTTGGATCCAACTCCAACAGCGACTGGAGCAACGGTAACTGTAGAGACTGACACCGTATCTGGAGCGTCTCCTTACATCTTCAACTGCTCATTAAGATCAGTATGGGGTATGAATGGAATGCACGCTGATGGTAGAAAGTCATCAGGTTTCCGCTCAATGGTTGTTGCACAGTTTACCGCTGTGTCCCTACAGAAAGATGATAGAGCATTCGTAAAATATGACCCAACCTCAAGATCTTATAATGGTGTAAATTATACGACTGTTTACGGTGCAGATCTTCCTACAGGATCTTCACAAACAGATACAACAAAAGTTTATCACTTAGATCCTGACGCAATTTACAGAAAAGATTGGGAATCAAGTCACATTAAAGTTTCTAATGATTCCTTTATTCAGGTAGTATCTGTATTCGCAATCGGATTTAATAAGCACTTTGATATTGAGTCTGGTGGTGATGCTTCAATTACAAACTCCAACTCAAACTTTGGTCAGATATCTCTTAACTCTGATGGATTTAAAGCAGAGGCATTTAACAAAGACGATAATGCCTTTATCACATCTATCATTGCTCCAAGAAATATTGATTCTACAACCGAAGAAGATATTGAATGGTTGTCGATTGATGTTGGATTAACGACTAATGTAACTTTTAATCCAACTGGAAATAAATTATACCTTTACGGATTAAATGCATCAGATAGTCTTCCTGTAAGTGTGACTCAGGGACATAGAATTGGTGCTCGTCATAACGATAAATTATATCTTTCGATCGATAACACTGAATATTCTGCAAACATTTACATGCAGGATGGTGTAACGAGTGCATATAAAGTTTATGATGTATCTAGTGTTTCTTCATCTATTCTTACTTTCACAAGTAATCATACTCTTAAAGATGGTGAAAAGATCATCATCAATAGTGAAACTGGAGACCTACCAGAAAATGTAACTCCACATATAGTTGGATATGCAGTTACTTCTGGATTATCTGCAAATCAAATTAAGTTAGCAACTTCATTTACGAACGCTCTAAACAATGAAGCACTAACAATTTATGGTGGAGAGCAACTCAAGGTTTATAGTAGAGTCTCTGATAAATCTGCAGGAGACATTGGATCTCCAATTCAATTTGATACTGCTGCTGGTAACTGGTATATTACAGTCAATTCTGGAAATGATATCTATAATGAAATCGATACTCTTGGTGTTGCTGGTCTCAGTGAAACTACAGACTTAACTTATGTAAAGAGAATTATTGATGATAGAAGTTTAGACGAAAAAGTTTATAAGTTAAGAGTCGTTATTCCAAAAGAATTAACTGGTGCAAAAGATCCTGAAGATGGTTTTATTCTTCAAGAGTCTAGCACAACAGGTGCAAGAGCAGGAGACTTTACTCGTACAAGTATTGCTAGCACTGACTTTGAATATGATAAAAATCCTAGATTCATTACAACTTGCACATTAGCATCCACAACAGTTACCGTATTAACTTCACTTCCTCACGGATTGAATACGGGAGACTTGGTAGTTATTCGTAATGTGACTGACAGCAGTAATCCAAGTGGTCTGTATGATAGAGGATATAATGGTAAGTTTGCTGTAGCATCAATTGTGAATGATATGTCATTCACATATTCAACAACCGATGTAAATGGAAGAGTTCATACACCAGGAGCATCAAGCACTAACGATATTAATTCAAGAACGACAGCAGACCAAGTAAGAGATCTTCCTCGTTTTGAAAGAAACGATTGGAAATCAAATCTTTATGTTTATCGTAATGAAGTTATTTCTCCTTATGTTGAAGGAGCACAAGATGGAATTTACCACTTGTATGTTTTAAATGCAAGTAATGCGATTACAGAAGAGTTTACAAATCTTGAATATTCACAAAGTCCAGTAGATCTTTATCCTCAATTAGATAGAGATAATGCTGATGCAAACCCACCTTCAGCGAAGACATTTGCTCTCCGTGCTCCTATTGGAGATACAAATACAAGTGATCTTAAGAAGAGTATTACAAGAGAAACTATTGATAAATTATCAACTACTTTAAGAATTGGGCAAACAATTCAAACAGTTTCTTCAACAACATCAAGTGCATCTTTAAGTTTTGATAGAAGGCATGGTCTTGGTAGCATTGCTACTGGTGCAATTACTGGTGGCGCTTCATATAATAATGGCACCTACTATGATGTAAAACTTCTGAATACTGCCGCTGATCCCGGTACAGGCACTTGGAAAGGTGCGACTGCAAAAGTTGTTGTAACTGGAGGTGTGGTTACATCTGTTGATATTATTTCAGGTGGTTCTTATTATACTGATAGTGAAGCACTTTACTTTGACAATACAAGAATTGGTGCGGGAGATGGCAATGCAAGATATACACTTGCAACAGCAGGAATCTCTACAAGCATTGGTGATGTAGTTCAAGTTACTGGTATTGGCACTACATCTGATGGATATTATAGAATTAGTGCAGTCGATTCAGAAACACAAATTTCAGTTGCTAAAACTGCTGGAGACCCGACACCAATCGCAGGGCAATATGCCTTTGTTGTAGGATCATCATCTAAAATTGATTCTAGTCCATATGTTTCTGCAACTGGAATTACAACCTTTACAACTGCAACTCCTCACGGATTGTTAAAGGGTAATAAGTTTAGAGTCATCAACTCTTCTAATAATAATCTTGGAGACTATGTTGTTGCTGAAAGAGTAGGTGTTACTACATTCACTGCTGTTACTAATCAGTCTCTGAGTGCTACAAATGGATATATTCTGAAGCACGGTTTCTCAGCAAATGAAGCAATTTCAGACATTAGAGAAGAAAACTTTGGAATTCGCCAAGTCCCATTCTATGATAGTGAAATTACTAGTCTCTCGACTGCAATTACAGATGATGCTGGGGCAACTACATTAGTCATTTCTTCTATCAACTCTGGTATTGGCACTGCTGCAAGATTCTCATTAGGATCTTACATTCAGGTTGATAATGAGATTATGAGAATTACAACATCAAACAATAATACTCAGTTTGATGTTATTCGTGGTGCTCTCGGAACAAGAAAGGAAGCACACGATGCTGGATCTCTGATTCGTAAGATTAATCCAATCGCAGTTGAATTCCGCAGACCATCTATTCTTCGCGCTTCTGGTCATACATTTGAGTATCTTGGTTATGGTCCAGGTAACTATTCAACTGGTCTTCCTCAAGTTCAAGTTAAGTCTCTCACAGAAAGAGAAGATTTCTTAGTCCAATCTCAAGAAAGATCAGGTGGTATTGTTGTTTATACTGGTATGAGCAATAGTGGAGACTTCTTCACTGGAAATACCAAGACTTCATCTTCTTCTGGTGAAGTTACATCTTATGATATTCCAAGACCAACTGTTACAGGTGAAGATCCTTCTAAGTCAAGTGTTGTTTACGATGAAGTCACTGTTAAGGAAAGACTACTTGTTGAAGGTGGAGATTCTGGCACAGTTCTTTCTCAGTTTGACGGTCCAGTTACTTTCAACAAACAAATCAGAAGTAAAGATACCTCAACCTTTAGTGGTCAAGTAAGAGTTACAAACACAACAACTTCAGATTCTGCAACAAAAGGTGCTTTAACTGTCAAAGGTGGTGTTGGTGTTGGAGAGAACTTGAATGTTGGTGGGTTACTAAATGTCACTGGAAATGCAACTTTTGATGCAGACATAATAACTCCATTGACAGACAATCGGGTCGTTGTTGTGGGAAGTGGTGGTGCTCTTGAAGATGATAGTAACTTAACATTTGATGGTAATACATTGAGTATTGGAGCAGTCACAGAATCAACTAGTACTTCCACTGGAGCATTAGTTGTTGACGGTGGTGTTGGAATAGCAAAGACTCTCAATGTTGGTGGAGACATCAATGTTAATGGAGATATTATTATTGCATCCGCATCAACTCTTGTTTCTTCTGCTGGTAGTTTTGGCAATATACAAGTAGCAGTAACAGATGATAATACCATTGATACATTAACTGGTGATCTCAAACTATCAGCAGTCGCAGGAAATCTAGTTGCGATTCAGACAAATACCACCATCACTGGTATTCTGAGTGTAACCGATGACATCACCGCATTCTGGTCTTCTGACGAAAGACTGAAGGACAACATTACTCCTATTGATGATCCTCTTGCCAAGGTTCTCTCAATCAGTGGTAATACATTTGATTGGAATGATAATTCCAACAAGTCAGGACATGATGTTGGTTTGATTGCACAAGAGATTGAGAAAGTTCTTCCAGAAGCAGTCACAACAAGAGATAATGGATACCTTGCAGTTGATTACCACAAAGTTGTTCCATTGCTTGTAGAGGCAATTAAAGAAATCTCAAGTAAAGTCGAATCACTTGAGCAAAAACTGCAAGATAAATAACTTTAAAACCATAAAAGATGGCAAATTTTAATAAGTCTTTTAACTTTAGGAATGGTGTACAAGTTGATAATGATAATTTCATTGTAAACTCAAATGGTTTGGTTGGAATTGGTACGACTATTCCTAGAGATTATATTTTGAATGTCTATGGTGATACAAGAGTTACAGGATTAGTTACAGCAAATAATTTATATACAGTAAATTCTGTAACTACTGGTATTTCTACAGTAGGATTTCTTACTGCATCAGATATTAATGTTTCTGGTATAGTTACAGCAACATCATTCTCAGGAAGTGCTTCTGGATTAACTGGAATTTACGCTATTGCAGTAGATGGATGGTATGTAGACTCAGGGTTTATTTCAACAACATCTAATGTTGGAATAGGAACCACAATTCCAAGAGCGGCACTTGATGTCAATGGAACTCTAAATGTCTCTGGTGTATCAACAATATCGGTCAACAGCACTTCTGATGCATTAAGAATCACTCAAACTGGAACTGGTAATGCTATAATTGTTGAAGATTCTACTAACCCAGATTCGAGTCCTTTTGTTGTAAATAGGGACGGAAGAATTGGAATAGGAACCACAAATCCTGGTGGTTCAAGATATTCTTTGTTTTACACTAGTTTAGTAGTAAGTGGTCCTGATAGTTCTTTAAGACAAGGAATTACAATTGATGGATATACCCAACCAACAATAGCATTTCAAGGAAAATTTTTTGAGGCAGAAAATTCTGTAAAAGGACTCTTACACTATTTTCCTTTTAATTCCTCTTCAGTTGATCTTGATGATTCACAATCAATTTCTGGAAGATCTTTCTTTATTGCTCCAAGTGAAAGAAGGGTAGTAGCAATTACTAGTTCACTTTTAGCAACTTCATCCAATATTGATATTGGTATTGGAACCGCAAATCCAACAGCAAAACTTGATGTAATTGGGAATACTTATATTTCTGGTAATACTGGTATTGGATCCACAATTCCAACAGCAAAACTTGATGTCAATGGAACTCTGAATGTCTCTGGAGTATCAACAATATCGGTCAACAGCACTTCCGATGCATTAAGAATCACTCAAACTGGTTCTGGTAATGCTTTGGTTGTTGAAGATTCCACTAATCCCGATGCAACTCCTTTTGTTGTTAATGCAGACGGCAGTGTTGGAATAGGAACCACTGATACAAGTGGGCATAGTTTGTGTCTTTATAATTCTTCTTTTCAAATATCTAATTCAACAGAAGGAAATGGGTTTTTTAGTGGTTTTATATTTTCTTATGAACCTGTATTAAATGGGAATTATATAATTTCTTGGTCTAAACCACTCAATATCCTTTCTGGTTTTTCCAATGTAATAATTCAAGGTGGTAATAATGATCGCAAAGTCGGAATTGGTAGCACATTACCAAATAATAAACTTGATGTAATTGGAAATACTTATATTTCTGGTAATATTGGCGTAGGAACCACAAATCCAACATCAGATATTCAAGTAAGAAAAGCATCTGGTTCTCTTGTAGAGGTTGTTTCTGATAGTGGGCAGGCAAGAATTAGTATTGGTCAATCTGTAGGCGTTGGTAACAGTAGTTCTGTATTGAGATTCGGGAATTCTGATGGCGTATTAGATATTATCAATAATGATGTTGGTGATATTAAGACTATTATTCATGGAGGAACTGGTGCAGGAAGCACTGGTAACTTTAAGTGGGTTTATGGACAGACAAACTCAGAGACAATGACTCTGACTTATGATGGAAATCTTGGAATTAATGATATTACACCATCGCAAAAATTATCTGTCGGTGGTGGCGTAACAGTTACGGGAAATGTTTATATTAATTCTAATTTAACAGTCGATGGTAATATCAGTGGAAACATTGATTATCCAGATGTAATTTCTGGATCTAATTTATACACCACGTCTGGAATCACTACATTAGTTTCACTAAATGTTAATAACAATGTAGACTTTAATGGTGCAACTTTTGTTGGTTTAGGTACTATAGTTGGTGTTGGAACTACGGTACCTGAAAGTTATGGTGATGATATAATTGGATTAACAGTTAAAAATTCAATAGCGACGAATAAAATTTATGTTGATGATTTGATTGCAATAAATTCTGGAGTGATAACCGCTACAACTGTGAGTGCGTCATTTAATAGTTCCGATTCATCAAATCCATCTGTACAAATTGAAGTTTTATCATCTCCAGATAGAATAGTTTTTACAGTTCTCGGAGTTGGGTCTACCACATTAAACTTATTCTAATATGTCTCTCACAGTAAGTAAAGTAGGTCCATATTTTTCTAGTGGATCAATTTCATTTAGTCAATTAAGATCTAATTTTAAAGAGACTTCTTCTAGTGCAGTAAGTGCTTCGGAACTTTTAAGAGTTACTGATTTAACTAATACCAATCCCATTGTCCCTGATGCCACTGAAAATGCAAATATAGCAACATCACAAAACCTTAAATTATCCCAATTTAGAAATTCTATCAAATATTACGATTTAAATCAAGGGTCTGGAGATACTGATCTTAACCTAGACATTGCCTCTTCTAGTTTATGGAATAGTAATTTAGGGAAAAATATTGTAAAAAGGGTTAATCTTGCAGGTACTTCGGCATCATCTAATGGAAATGCTGCTGCCAGTTTAATTGCTTCTGCCGTTTATAATGTAATTCTGAATATTAGTGGTTCTATACTAGGTACAGGAGGAGCATCTGGAGGTGGAAATGGTGGAAATGCCCTCAGTATTAATACAAATAATACTGGAACAGTTATTGTAAAGACTATTGGGTCCTCATCAAAAGTATATGGTGGAGGTGGTGGAGGTGGTAATAGCGGTAGTGGTGGACGAGGTGGAGGTGGATATTATATTGAATACTATACTTACTATGGATATAGTGCTGATACAGGTGAACAAACTGGATTGAGTGGTGCATATTATCAACAATGCGATCAAGCCTGTAAAAGAATTGGTCCCAATTATTGGTGGGATAGTAATTGTTATAAAACCCTCAATCAGTATCCTACAACTTGTGGAGATAGTCGTCCTACTTGTTGGAGCATTGAAGCACAAGGTAAAGCTAGAGTAAGTAACTGTAGATTTAGTGCTACAGGCTCGAATACTTATTTTACTAGTGGTGGTAATGGAGGATCTGCACAAGCAGGTGGTTTAGGGCAAGGTTACGGGCAAAATAAAAGTTTCGGTATACGTGTAAGTGGTTTTGCTGGTGGAACTAACGCAGGAACTGGAGGAAATAGTGGTAAGAGTGGGGATGGTGGAAATTGGGGTCAAGATGGTACTGATGGTGAAAATGGTGTTAAAGGAACTGACGGTAATGCTTCCGTTGCTCCAAATATTGGTTCAGGTGGTGGTCCTACTTACGGCAGTTCTAAAGGAACTGCTGGAAGAGCGGTTGCTGGTAGTGGATATATTATAGATCCTAACAGTGTTTCTTCTGCATATTTGGGACTTAAATAGATATTATATGAGTTTATAATAAATCTTATGGAAAATGAATATCCATCTCTACCAGAGCAAGGAAAAAATCTGGCAAAATTTACTTTTGAGATTCTAAAAAGGGCAGTCGCAAACGGAGGAGTTTCACTTTTTGTATCTGAAGATGTGCAAAGAGAAAGATTGGAAATTTGTAAAAAGTGTCCAAAATACGATGATTTGCAACACAGATGTAAAGAATGTGGTTGCAATCTAGGTGGAAAGGTAAAGTTTGCATTAGATTCTTGCCCTCTTGGTAAATGGAAGGAATCTGATCAGGATTGGATTTCTGAAGAATATGAAAACATCGTCAAAAATTTAGATAAAGATATTCCTAAGAATATGCCACCAGAACCAATGTTTCCAAACCCAGAAGAGAATAATTTAAATATTGGAGACAGATATACTTGGAATTATAAAGAATGGGAATGGGATGGTAATGAATGGAAACCATTGACAAACTCATAAAAACCCTGTAGACTACCTTTGTCCTGGTTGAAGATCCTAATATAAGAGCTCTCAGATATCTTTAAGACACTTTAGAAACCGTCCACTGGGTCGCACCAGAGGCGGTTTTCTGCTATAATAGTCCTATACGCAATGAGACCTGTGATTCAACTCCGTCCTCACCAGCAGACTGCTCTTGAAGCACTGCGTCAGAATGACAAAGGTATCTGTGTGTTTCCTACTGGTGGTGGCAAGACCAATGTAGGAATCTTTGATGCCATTCAAGAGTTTCTGAAAGATATTCCTCAGACGATTGTAGTTGTTGCTCCTCGCATTCTGCTTGCTGAGCAGTTGTCTTCTGAGTATCTTGAGTTTATCACCAATGCCCGTGTGCTTCATGTTCACAGTGGTGAGACGCATCACTTCAGCAGCACTCGTCCGAATGTGATTCACACTTGGGTAGAAGCAACTCAAGGTCACAAACTGATTTTCACTACTTATAACTCCCTTCAGCAACTTCAGAAGGCAGATATTACTGTCAATACTATCTACTTTGACGAGGCACACAACTCTGTGCGTCGTGATTTCTTCCCTGCGGTAGAGTATTTCTCTCAGGAAGCAAATCGTTGTTACTTCTTCACTGCCACTCCGAAGTATTCGGCAACGATTTCTAAACCTGGTATGAATGATACTGCTGTCTACGGTAGTATCATTGCTAAAGTTCCTGCTCCTGAGTTGGTGGAGAATGGTTATATCATTCCTCCTAAGGTGATTGCTTCCCAGATGCGTCTGTCTGTCAAGGGTGAGGATATTGCCCAACGGGACTGTGAGTATCTGATGAATGTGATTTCGGAGAATCCTGTCAACAAGATTCTGATTTGTGCGAAAGCAACCAAGCACATTATCAATCTGCTGTCTGAAACTGACTTTGCTAATCAACTGGCAGAGGAAGGTTACTCTGTGCTTCATATTACTGCCAAGCACGGTGCTTTTATTGATGGGCAGAAGGTCAACCGTGAGGTATTCTTTGACACTCTGAATGCTTGGGGCAAGGATGCTGACAAGAAGTTTGTTGTTCTTCACCACTCTATTCTGGCAGAAGGCATCAACATTTCGGCACTGGAGGCAGTGGTGTTTATGCGCTCTATGGATACTGTGGGTATCGGTCAGACGGTTGGGCGTACGCTGCGTCTACACCCCGATGACGCTGCTGGAATCCGCTCTGGGGCGCTTCAGGCAGGCGCTCTGGGGTCCTACACCAAGTCCTATGGTCTGGTAGTGTGCCCCGTGTTTGACCGTGCTTCTGAGGGCACTGCGAAGGCAGTCCAGAATGTGGTGGACATTATCTTCAAGCAGGGTGATGTGGCAGTGTCTGTGGTGCGCCGCTGAGCAGTTGGGAAACTGGACCACACCAGTTTCCTTTTTCCCTCTTTTGCCTTATAATACACTCAAACAAACAGGAGTTTCTCCAAATGCGTTGTAAAGTTCAATTGTATGTTTGTGGTAAGGTCTTTGACGAAATTGTCGAAGCACGGGATTATGATGATGCCAAGCGCACTGCTATAGCACGCAATCCAACTGCTAAAGTCATCAGTGTCACTGCTATTTTCGGATGACTGAAAAGTTTCAGAAACCTTTCATCGACCATCCTAGTATTCTTAATCCTAAACCAGGAGATCCGAATGGTTATGTGAGTAAGGATGGAATGTGGGCAGCAGTGCCTTATGGTAAAAAGTTTATTATCCTTCATAATGGACAACAAGTTCATACTGCCAACAATTATAAGTCCGCAAAAACCTACATTCAAAAGTCCGTAAAAGGTGCATCGGTAGCGACTCTTAAGGAATTTTTATGACGACAACATTCAAAGTCACATCTGAAGCACCCTATGATAAGCACGACTATGAAGTTGTGCTGAAAAATAACAAAAAGGTATTTTTCGACAATTGGGAGGACACGCAGGTGTATTGGTATCAAAACTCACAGGTTCCTGATTTTTTAGATGTTATAATCGTCAAAGATAAAAAGAAGGTTAAGAGTAAAGGTTTCTCCTGATAAATATTCGAAATATGGGAGACGGTAATGGTTACTCTATTACTTACAATGACCATATCTTGTGCTGATGCTTTAGGTATCATTCATCGTCTTACAAAAGTTGTTGGATTGACTCCGATTCAAAAATCAGAAATCATCCAGGAAGTGCGTAAGACCATTCCCTTTTGTCCTGTAACAGTTAAAAAAGATGACAAATGATCAATGGAATCGTGGTCTTGACTTGTTTATCGAGTCCGTCCATAAACCAGACCATGAGTTGCGACAGTGTGCTCATAATCAGAAATGTTACAATGAGTTGATGGCAGTCAGAGAAAATGTGTTAGAATATCTGAAAACAATTCGCAAATGAATACCATTTACATCTACTTTGTCATATTCTTTTGTATTGGATACTTGATTGTCACAGACCAATCAGTAGCGAGGGCATTTTATATGCTAACTCAACTGGCAAGAGTTCAATACGAAAAGACAAAATGGTGGATACTTCACAATCCTGCAAATCCGATTGTGAAGTATATTATGTGGAGAAGAGCATATAAACTTGCGGAAGAACTGCAAAAAGAGATAGAATCCAAAAATAAATAGTACATATCTGGAAAAAACTTATGCTTTCTACACAATACAGACTTAGACTTGAAGAAATTTGTGAGAAGATTGCGAAACACGAAGAAGTTAGTCTGGAAGATATGATTTGGGCAGAGAAACTTGCAAAAGCAAATCGTTCTGCTGCTACTATCCTTCGTCAAGCAAGAAGAAAGGCAGAGAATCCAGATATGGTTGAGGGTAGTTTAGATGACTTTATGAATCAGATGGATCTTGGTGGTCTGGGTCATGAAAGATTTGGTATTCGCGGATTCAATTCTCCAGAAGATCTACACGATTGGTTTAGGAGAGACGATGATGAAACCGATTGGAGACAGAGAGATTGACATAAGACTCTAATTACCCTATAATACACCCATATACACCCATTATTATGGACTACAAACCTTATTCAGCAGAGTGGAGCAGGAAAAGATACTTAGCAGAAGCAATTCGCAAGTATTTTGAAGATGATGCTTCTCCAGAGGTTGTGTTGGATGATATTACAGATATTCTTCAAGAATGGGAAAACTACCATACAAAAGTATTAAGTAAAACTCAATCCATTCTCAAGCAAATATAATGGACTACAGGAAAATCAAAGTCAATACTTCTGTTCTTGTATTAAACAGCGATTACAATCCAATTAACATTTGCAACTCACGTCGTGCTATTGTGCTTCTACTTAAGGAAAAAGCACATATGATTACCGAAAAAGTAATACGTTTGATTGATTATGTGAAACTTCCTTATCATAAATTAACTCAAAATCGACCGACAAGAAATCTGGTAATGAAGCGTGACAACTATACTTGTGCTTATTGTGGTGCTAAGGAAAGTCTTACAATTGATCACATTCACCCAACTTCCAGAGGTGGTCAAAATACTTGGGATAATTTGGTAACTGCTTGTAATCATTGTAATTCTAAAAAAGGTAATCGCACTCCAACAGAAGCAGGTATGATTCTAAAGTTCATTCCAAAAACTCCATACAATAAAATTCATTTGGCAATTTCGACTTCAAATGTCAAAGATTGGAAAGATTACATTTATACTTAAGGAATAAAATTAATGAACCTCATAAAATTCTGTCATCGATACGATTTTGGTCATGATTGGTATGTTCAAATCATTAACATCAAAAGAATCTCATTACTTCAAATTTCCATAAGTTGGAATGATTGTCCATCTTGGCCTTATCTTCAAATTAAGTCGGGAACTGGTGATATTCTTGATATTCTGTTCTGGGCATATAAGTTTGGAATTGATGTGACAATTTTAGGAAGAACCTGGAGTTGGGATTATCTGAAAGATATTGAATTTGATACATCACTGGATGATGTTGATGGTGACATTGGAGTTAGAGAATAATGTTTAGCACACCAGTTAGAGGCACACATCCTAATAAAACCAAGATGAACTGGTGGGAGTATTGGATTGGACATTGTTGGATGACTGGATGGCAAAGTATGCGAATGACATTCCGCATCTGGGCAAATCTAATGACATCAGATTATGCTGGTTATGCTCTACTTAAAGAAGACGATCCTGAAACAGAATGTATCGAATGGTTCTGGGCATCACTGAATGAAGATGATGTTTATCCGAAAGAGTTTCTTGAATACCTGATGCAGATGGTGGATGATATTGAAACTGGAAAAGAAAAAGTAGTTCCACTTGATGAGGATTTCTTTGATAGAATAAAAGACCTTGTAAAAGATGTGGAGTTGGGTGACGATTATGAAACTGGCACATTGGACGAAGCATCTGAGACTTGATGCTTTATAATAATTTTACAGACATCATAATATTATGAAAGTCAAAATTGTATCTGATTTGCACCTTGAGTGCTGTGAGTATGAGCACGAACTTCCTAATCTTGGTGAAGGTGAAGTTTTGATTCTTGGTGGTGACATTCTATGTGCTCGCCACTTCAAGAAAGATGGAAACTTTCGTAAGAACTACGAAAGATTTGTAAAGCGTTGTTATGATAATTTTAATACCATTCTTTACATCGCAGGCAATCATGAAGCATATGGATACAACTATGAAGGTAGTTGGAATGTCCTGAAAGAGCATCTTGGTAACCACTTTCATGTTATGGAAGATAGTGTTGTCAAGATTCAAGACTGGGTTTTTATTGGTTCAACTTTCTGGACTGATTTCCGTAATGGAAATGCTCTGGAAATGATGGAAGCATCTCAGTGTCTGAATGATTATAAGACCATTCGTATCACTTCGAAGTATCGCAAGATGAACCCTGACGATACTTATGCTTTTCATAACAACTCCAAGCAATTCCTACTGGATCAGTTAGAACTTTTCAAAAATCAGAAAATCTGGATTCTGACGCACCACGCACCCTCTTACCAGTCGGTTCACGAAAAATTCAAAAGTAGTGGAATCGCAAACGGTGCCTACGTCAGCGATCTTGACGGTCTCATTCTAGACCATCCTGAGATTCGGGTCTGGTCGCACGGACATACCCATACTTCCTTTGACTATAAGATTGGTGATTGTAGAGTAGTGTGTAATCCCAGAGGATATTATCCACTGGAAATGAATCCAGATTTTGACCCTAACTTTGAAATCGATACGGACAATCTCTAAACTGGCACAGGGGCACTTCACAGGTGCCCTTTTCTGCTGTATAATACTTCCATAAGCAAAAGACCAATGCACTATCTTTGTCTTCTGGACGGCACCATAGAGTATGCTGCTAATGACTGGAATCAATTTCAGCATTATCAGGTAATGTATGCCGAAGAGCACCAAGATGCTGAAGTCCAGTATCTTACTCTCACTGATGAAGAATATGACCAATTTTTTGCTCCTTTGGATGAAGAAGAATGAGAAAAGTCGTAGTAAAACCTAAATCCAGCAAGGCAAAGAATCGTCTAGCGAATACAATGGACAATAACCCTGTCTGCATTGTAGAGCAGGATACTGGTGGTGAATTGTTTCTTGCCAGTGAGAACCGCAAATACTTCTTCTGGGTCAGCACTCGTCAGGGCACAAATCGTTTCGGTGACAAATCTGATGCACATTGGGAGGTGATTGAATGAAACCAAAATTCCGTGTTATTCTAGAACAAGCAATCGAAGAGGGTGTGCGTCGTGGTTATTCCCGAGCATTCAAGTATATTGACAATCCCACTGAAGGTGCTATCATTGAAGCAGTGGAAGACGCTGTGATGTCTTCCATCTACGAATACTTTAATTTTGAGGAGGATGAATGAGTTTTTCTAAGACTGTTTCTGTTTGTGCTGCTCTCGCAAGTATCTTTGCTGCTGGTGCTGCTGGTTGGAAACTGGCAAATGAAAATCAATCTCAACCTGTAGAGCAAACACAAGATGTTTCTGCTTTTGAAGAAAAAATTAATCAACTTGAAGAAGAACTAAAACAAGTAAAGGAACAACCAAAACCTGAAACTGTAGTAGTTCAGAAACCTGTAATTCTTCCACCTCTTCCACCAGTTCCAGAACCTAAACCAGGAGAATTTGAATGACCTACGATGAACTCTACGAGCACATTGTAAACTATGTTGCGATGCCACATACCACTATCACGGTGCATGATAAGCGTCGTGCTTGTTTGATTCTTGGTGCTGTTATGGAGTTTCACCTTGATTGTGCTGATGAAGGTATAGACCCTCGCACACTTGATATGACTGGTTTTGTGAATGAAAAACTTGATGAATTGGAGGGCAAATGAGGTTTCGTAACATAGAATTTAGATGGAGCAAATGTAACAACAAGTATGAACTCGTCAAGTGGAATACACCAACAGAAGATAGTTTCTTCAAAGACCCAACCTGTTATGTGATTGCTTTTTTTGATAAAGACAAAGAATCTTACAATATGAGAACCATTGGAGACCGATTCTTTGAGGATAAAGATGCTTGGGTTGTTGGTAAGTATAGTCTGGAGTTTCTAAATGCTATTTTTGATATTGAGAAACAAGAAGAGGACAATCTCTAAACTGGCACAGGGCATCTCCACAGGTGCCCTTTTTGGTCTATAATGACTTCATACACAACAAACCAATGATTGAACTCCAATTTACAAGAGAAGAACTCCGTCATCTTTATGATGTTCTTCTTAGAAATCATCTTCAAGTCAAGCAATCAGTAATGAATAAGATTGATAAAGAACTTATTGCCGATGAGATCTTTGAACTTCTTGGTGATCTTGAGTGTTTGGATCCTATTCTTGATGAGGAATGGCAGAACAAACTATGGTATGATGACCCAGAAGATGAGTACACAATTGCTGTAAAAAGAGATCCTAAAATGTGGAATCGCCAAACGATTGCTGAACTTAAAACTCTTATTGGTAAACTGGAGGCAAAATGAACTACCTTTGCCTTGTTGATGGTCTTGTAGAATACGCCAGCACTTCTGAAAGTTCCTTTGCTCATTACCAACTGATGTATGCCGAAGAACACCAAGATGCTGATGTCCAGTATCTCACACTGACTGATGAAGAGTATGATGCTATGTTCCCTGTGGAGGATGAAGAATGACTGACACCTGGAAGAAATGGACTATCTGGACTTCTATTCATCTCTTTGAGTATTGTGTGTATTCTTGGAGAAATCATATGTGGAACCATCTTGACGGGTATCCTAATGAAACCAGAATGAGAAACTTATTCTGGCACTATCTAAACTACGGCAACACAAACACTTATTATGACTAAAACATACACAAGAGAACAATTTATTCAAAAACTGAATAAGGGTGATATTCCAGAAAGATATTGTCTTTTTGCTGGGAAAGGATATGTTCCTAAAAAAGTTCCATTCACTATCTACCAAGAGTTTGATAATCTAACGGATTTCTTGAATATGAGACAATCACATATCCAGAATGGTCTAAATGTTTTATGTTTTGCTTGATTATTATGACTAACGAAGAATACCCAGTATCAAACGAATTCATCACATTTGTAAGAATTCGACTGAACCACGAACAAAAGCAACAACTCAATCGTTTCCTCAATCTCCATTATCTTGGTGATGTGAATTGTAATGAAATGGATGAGAATGGTCATTTTGTTGCCAAGTATCCAGAGAAAGAAACAGAAGAGTTCAAAGATGCTATGTGGAGAGCACACACAACTCACGAATGTGAAGTCAAAGTGGTGTTTGATGTAAATGGTAATTGTAGGTTAGAACTACCATAAATAATAATGCTTGTGTGTGTCGTAACCAGAAGCAGAGATTAGGTGTCTTCGGACACCTTTTCTTGTATAAATAGTAATACGACACACAACAAGGCAGAACTATGACTTCACAAAGTCCAAGAATATACTTGTATAAGATTACCTTTGAAGAAGTTTCTTATTACTATTATGGTGCTCATAAAGAAAAAAAGTTTAATGAATACTATATGGGAACTCCTGTAACCCATAAGTGGATGTGGAAATTTTATACTCCTAAAAAGCAAATACTTCAATTTTTTGACTTCACAGATGAAGGTTGGATAGAAGCACAGGAAGTTGAAAAGAGATTAATAAAACCATTTTATAACACCGATAAGTGGTGTCTTAATGAAAATGTTGGTGGTAAAGTTTTTATTGATTTGTGCTCAAAGGGTGGAAGAAAAGCATATGAACTTGGAATAGGAGGACACGCAAGGACTAAAGAACAAATGACCAAAGATGGGAAAAGTGGAGGAAAAAAAGCATACGAACTTGGATTGGGCATTCATGGAAGAACTAAAGAACAAATGAGTGAAGATGCAAAAAATGGAGGACTAACCGCATATAAACTTGGTGTTGGAGTTCACGGAAGAACTAAAGAACAAATGAGTGAAGATGGTAAAAAAGCAACACAAAGAGCAAAAGAACTTCGTGTAGGTCTTTATGGACTGGCAACCGAAGAAAGAAGAGAAAATGTAAAAATTACCAATTCACAAAGATGGGAATGTTGTATGACTGGTTATGTATCAACTTCTGCTGGAGTAGTTTCTTATCAAAAAGGAAAAGGAATAGATACATCTAAAAATAATAGAAGACGCATATCATAAGGACACTTTCTAAACTGGAACAAGGGCACTTGAAATCAGGTGTCCTTTGTCGTATAATGACTTCATAAGCAACTAAACCGATGAACTACGAAACTGAAATCATAGATGGGCACAAAGCAGTTGTCCGTCATTTCTTTGAACCACACGAAATCCAAGTTGGTTCTCGTTGGGCACGGGCAGATGGTTCCAAAGGTTTTGTGACCGTTGAGGGTTTCAATTATTATGGAAGTGTAAATCCTTATGAATGGGATGTTGTGTATTCTTGGGAAGAGAACGGTGTAAAGAAAACCTGGCAAAAGGAAATGTTTATTTTTCAAACCAGATATTGCCTGATTGTAGAATGAAACTCAACACTATTGTTTTACTGAATGCCTACCAAACAATTGTTCTTTGTTGGGGAGTAGCAATTGCTCTTGGTATTCTAAAATGAACCTCATAATCAAATACTTACTTCAAGTTCCTTTACTTTTCTTTTTTGTTACTGGGATAAACTCAATTGTTGGTGATGACTATTTGATTTCTATTCTGGTGGCATTTGGTGCCTTACTTCTTTATACTACCGGTGATTATCTTGACTAAACTCTTTCAATACGATAAAAAAGTTTGGGATGATGGTGATACTGACTACACTTGGCAGCTTGGTATCATCAACAATAAAACATTACTCTGGGTTCATTATGAAAATCCCAGTCGTTTAGTTTTTAGTGATGGTGGATTACACATCCTATTCTCATTTTTTACTAATTCTTTATTTGGAGTAGATTTTCAAGTTGGTAAGGTTGGTTTGAGTTTAAACTTTTTTACAGAATACTTTGATGGATGGAATGACTAATGTTTAACTTCAAAGAGGACTGGGAAGAACCAACCAAAAAAGCAATTCAACAAATTATCTCCTATAAAGGATACATTCCATCCAAAGACCTCAACGAGTATCAGTATCAAACCTATCTCCAAGTAGCAACACCACAAGAACTGGAAAAAGACATTATCTTTGAAGCAACGATGCGTAAAGTTATTAGAGGTGTATTATGAAAGTTTATGATTACCGAATTGTAGAGTGCTTTGATTTTGATGAGATGAGCACCTATTACAGCATTCAAAAATATAGTGTTGCTCAAGAAGAATATGTTCTTTACTCACCTAAACGATTTCTAGAACTTATGCAAGCAAGAGCAGCAATTAAGATGTTGAGGAAATATAAACAACCAATTTACCATTATGTGGAGTGAGAAATGACTAACGAACAAATCCTTGAACTTGTGAGATTTCACTTTCAAGAGGGTGGATTGAGAGACGATGGTAGTTGTTCTGAATATTTTGGAACTCCTGAAAATTTTATTGAGTTTGCCCGAGCAATCTATGAAATTGGTAATGAAAATGGTTGGGAAAGTCACCAAGAAAGTGTATCCCTGAACTCCTCTTATCCTACTGATTATAACTATGACTAAACTACTTAAATACATCAAATCTTTAAAAACAATCTATGTTCCTTCACTTTGGTTTGGTGTTTTGTTAGTTGCTTTGTTCTTTCCACAGTATGTTTTGTGGTTTATGTTTGGAACTGTTTGGGGAGTTTTATGGATGATTGCTTATAATTGGTTTCACGACGAATAAGGACACTTCCCAAACTGTTCACTGACCTCACCACAGACCCTGTGGATGCCTTATAATACTCTCATAAGCAACCAAACCGATGACTAATCCCATCATTCCCAAAGTCGCATACATTCCTCTTGAATACCATATGTCTGTTGAAGATTTCTTGGAAGTTTGGAAGGATATGGAAATGGAAGAAGAACCCACACAAGAAGATTATGATACTTTTATTCTTGATAGGGGAAAATCGTATTTTTATGATATGAGAGGAGAACTTGAACTTTACATTCGTTTGACGGAGGACAACTGAAATGTCTAACCCAACTGACGAACAACTTGATGAACTCTGGGATGAGATTGGAGGTTATTACAATCTTTATCCCGAAGTTAGAAATACTATCCGTGAGGCACTCAATCGTTGGGGAACACCAGAGCCAGAGGTAAAAGAAAATGCCTGACGACCTTCAAAGAGAAGAAGAACTATTCTTCAAAGCACTTGAAGAATACAAAGAGAAAAAATCACAAGAACCAAAAGACAAAACCACAAACACTCTACCAGCAGTAATCGCAGCAGTATTATGACTAACCAACAAAAAGCAGAAGAACTCCTAAAAGTTTTCTGGGAAAGTCAAGCACACAATCCTGCTTGGTTGCTCCAAGAAACTCTTCAACATCTTCGTAAGCAACTATCAGGGCAAAATCCCGTCAATTTGAATGATGAACTGAATGTTATGTATGTTCTTGGTTATGATGATTGTTTGAAAGATATTGATGCTATTATTGATGAATTGGAGTTGCTCTAATGTCTCTTGAAGATGGATTGACTTATCGGCATAAAGCATATGCTAATTCTATGAAAGCATATCGTCAGGCAAATCCCGATTGGAAAGAACAACAACTCGCAAGTGAAGAGTATGCTAAAAAATGGATGGAAACCTCTGCCTGTGCTTATCAAATAGCACAAGAAAAACTTGCTAATGAATTGGAGTTATTATGACTGACACCGCATACAAAGTTTGGGAAGCATTCAAAGCAGAACTTACACAACCAGCAACAGATGATATGAAACAAGCACTTGCTACTGCTATCCGTGAGATTGCTAATCAATATCAATACTATCAGTGTTGTAAAGATGAAGGTGTAGAAGATATGGTAGTTGATGCTCAAAAACTTTATGAACTTTCTTATAATGTGGAGGCACTTTAAATGAAACCGTATTCTCACCTCCATTCAATTCTTGAAGAATTTTTAGATAATCTTCTCTCCCAATCGTTTTACTGGAAAAGATTTTTCGTTGCTTTTAGTAGTTGGTGTTTTCGTATGACTACTCTCACAGAAGATGATTTAGAAAATAAAGTTCCAATCAATAAATTGGGAATTTATAGTTTATATTGTGATAAATCTCAGTGGTCTTATAGAGTAGGTGGAGTTCAAGAAGTTCAAAACTTTTGGAATTCTATAAATGAAGGTTATATTGATATGACTTATGAATTTTTTGGAGTGGAATGATGAATGAACGAGAAAAACAACTATCACGAGAAATGAATGCGACTGAACCAACAGACGCAGAAATCCTTGAATTTCTACTCAATCAATTCAAATCTCATTCTCTTCAAATGAATGGTGAAAGTGATTGGGTTTTTATGAATAGTGGATATCCTATGAGTAGAGCAAAAGGACGAACCGCAAGAGATGCTGTGATTGCTGCTATGAGGGCAAAATGAAATCCTTCAATATCAACTACCCAATCAAAGTCAAACTCACAGAGTTTGGTAAAGAACTTCATAAGAAACAATGGGAAGATTTTTGGAACTCTCATGGTAAATTGGATAAGTTTCCTTATACTCCACCGAAGGAAGATGAAAATGGGTATGTGGAGTTTCAAATGTGGGATTTGATGGAGAAGTTTGGTGATTATTGTGGGTTGTGTAAAGAACCACCTTTTGAAACTGTAATTCTTATTGACGAGATGGATTTGAAATGACTAACTATAAACAAGAACGAGCACAAAAAATTATGAGAGCATACGAAGCAGAAGATACTTACAACTTTCCAAAAGACGGAGTTGCTGCTGCTATTCGTGCTATGGCAGATAGTTTCGTGTATGATGATAATGGACTTGTTTGGGTTACTGCTGATGACTTTTATGAAATTGCTAAAGATTTGGAGGCACTATGAAATTTGATGAATTTGATTGGTTTGCGATTTTGATTATTCCTATTTCTCTAATCGTTGCTGGTAGTATCATCACTTATGATGCTCAACAACAACGAGTATTATTCCAACAAACATACAATAAAAACTTGGAGTGTCGTCAAGCACTCAAAGACCAAACGATGGTAAGAGTGAATGAAATTTGTGGAACTGTTCCTGTGATTGGAGATTTTGTGAAATGATTGAACCAGGTATTATTATTCCTTTTATACTGGGTATTCCAACGATTGCTACTGTGATATTCTTTCTTGGTTTCAATATCGGTGGGCATAATGGTATGAGTGTAGGAAAGAATGAGGGTATTGTGTATTGTATGGAACAACCAAAAGAATGTAAGATACAGTATGATTATCTAAAACTTCAGGAGAACCAGAAATGAACCAATATTATAACGATTATCCAAAAGAACCTATTGGTGGTGGTAATCCTTATTACTGCTGTTCTTATTGTAAGATAAGTGACCCACAAATCAACGGAGAACTTAAAAATCATACAGAATGGTGTGAGTATCGTATTCAAAAGGAACTTGGAAAATGATTGAACTTCGTATCGTTGAGAATGAACTGGGAATGAAACCAGATATTCAGTATCGTCATCATATGCTTAGAGTTGATGCAAATGGAGCATTATGCCCACCTCCATATGAGTATGTGTGGAGTGAATGGAAAACTGCTCCTTATGTAAATGTGGAGGAGATTGAAAATGATTGAAATTCAAAAGAACTACAAACTCACACTCACAGAGCAACAAGCAAAAGAACTCTATGAATTTTTGAGAGGAGCAAAGGATTGTGGTCATCTATCTACTGACCGAGATTTGGTGCTTGTTTATCACGAACTCAAAAAGCTCTTTGATAGTGGCATCCGATGAAAAAGTATCGTATCAAAAAACAAACTTATGGTGATACTACAAAGTATTATCCACAAGAGAGATGGTTCTTTTCGTGGTCTAATATCTTTGCCTATGAGGTTTATTTTGATGGTGGATACGATACTCTAGAAGAAGCACGGAAACGACTTTGTGAGTATTGTAGAAAACCTGTGGTAGAATACCTGAACTTTGACCTTAATGAGGATTGTAAATGAAAGTTTATTCACTTTATCATCATAATAAATTTGTAGCATCCTTCCCATCAAGAGAAGAATCGGTTTCTTACGGAAAAGAATGTGGTGGAGACCCTTGGGACTACGACATCCTTGAAGAGTATTTGAATAAGACACCTTATCAAATGTATACTCCTCCTTATACTACACCTAATACTATTCCTTGCGTTTCTCCTAATTCCACAAAGATTGTTCATACTGCTCAACCTAATGACCCAAAACCTCATTTTGATACTTATGGTGGAGTGAAAGCAGAACCTTATAAAGATGTAAGTATAAGTTGGTATGGAGGTTATAGGGACCATTTGGGATTATGAACGAAACACTCAATAAGAACCTCACACTCATTCAAGAGGTTGCTACAAAGGCACTTGAAGAACTCAAGAACTCCACAGAACGATTTGGTGGTGTAAATTATGCTGACCTACGAGTGGTGGATGTATGGGTGAAGTATAGTATTCACGAAGAGGATTTGGAGTATGGTGTGTTGATTGAAGAATGCTCACCAACTGCTTATGATTTCCAGGATTATATGTTAGAATACTTGAAAGATAATCTGCCTAATAATTTGGGGTGGAGCATTTATGTGGAGTTGGATTGGTAAGTATGACTAAAACCCAAAAAGCATTAGAACGAGTTATTCTTGAACTTGATAGTTGGTGTGATAATTGGACTCCCACATCTTATAATGACCCTCGCATTAGTTTGAGACAGATTGCTGACCGTGCCCGTGATGTTTTAGATCCTAAGAAAAAAATGACTGACTTTCAACCAAAACCACAAACACCAGAGCAAGTAGATGAAGGTCTGCGTAATGCTTTTAGACAAGCAATCAAAGATGGTGTGATGGATGCTACTCCTTACCTGAAACAAATGGAACCTAAAATTGAAATTGACCCTTCACTTATTCTCAAATCTGGTGATTGTATTTACTATCACGGAATAAAGTATCAAAAAGTAGTGGAACCAAAAAGTTTTTATAATAAACTTTGGGACTTGCTAAAAACCAAACTGAATGATACTCTTGATTGTGATGAACTGACTGATGAAGTTATGGATTTGATTAAAGATACTATTCCAGAACCTTTGGAGAATAAGTTTTATTCTGAAATCATTCAAGGTTATAATACAGCAATCAAAGATATTGTGGAGAACTTCTGATGACTGATATAAAACGAGATATAAATACCTAAAAAGTATCAGTAGAAATGAAAACTTTTAGAGAGTTTATATTGGAATGTGAGTTGGTTGAGGGTAAAGTAGAGTGGGACAATCCAAAGAGACCACTTCAATCTGGACTAACTCCAAGAGAAAAAAATAGGGCAGTTAGAAAAAGATTAGGTGTTGAAAATCCTGATAAACCATCATTCTATAAAGGTGGTCCAAGTGAAAGAGATTATGAGAGATATGGAAAACTAAAAACAGCACACGACACGGAAAAAGATAAGAAAGTTCCTGACGAAAAAAGACAGAAATTCAAATCAGTAGCAAAAGGTCGTCTTGGTGGTGAGCATAGTGCTGGTAGAATAAGAAGAATGGCTGGGGTCCATTCAGGAGCACAGAGAGGTAGAAATGCTGAAAAAGGAAAAGGTAGTTATGCTGTAATGTCTCAAACGCAGGGTGGAAAAGAAAGAAGAGAAAAAGATAAGAAAAGATATGGTGATTATGCTGACTTGAAGAGATTGAAAGAACCAAAAAAATAGAGGAATAGACACTTCTAAACGAGTGAGAGTGGTATAAGGACACTTCGCAAACAGGCACAAGGGCACTTGAAACAGAGTGCTTTTTGTTGTATAATGACTTCATAGATAAAAACTCAAATGACTTTTAACACAGATATTGAAAAAACTGAAAAAGAAATTGCTGTCTTACAAAAGAAACTTGAACTCCTGAAAGAGATTGAGACGCATAAATCTCAACCAAGAATGTATCTTGAAAACTCTGGGAAGTTTGAGGTTGTTTCTTATAATGATAAGATTTATTATCGTCTGGAATATTCAACTGCTATTTTTTGGTATATGAGAAAAGAGGATGATAATGGTGCAATTTTCCTGAAACAGATTGCTGATGGTGAAACTCATCGTCTGCTTGAAGGACTTTGGTTTAATGAGGTGCGAAAGGGAAATTATGTCTGAATGTACTTGTTCCTATCTTCAAATGGGAACCAAAACCTCCAACACTAAAAACCTCAACCCCAATTGCCCTCTTCACGGAACTGATAGTGTATGGTATAATAGTCCAGAACAAGTCAATAAACGGAAGGATAGGTCTCAACGACTTCGGGAACTTTATGATGCTGCTCGTAAAGCAAGGGAGGATGTAAATGACTAACACTCAAAAAATTCAATCCAAAATTGATGAATTACATAAAAAGTTTGATGTTCTTCAATCACAATCTGCAACTTTAAGTGAATTGAATAGTGTGCGAAGAGAGTTAAATGTTGCTTATGAAAAGTTGAGGAAGAACTGAAATGACTGAACCAGAAATCATCGTAGAAAGAAAAAAATATGGAAGTTCTGCTATGGATTATACTATGAGAGTTTATCAAAAACTTAATGAAGAAACCATAATGATTGATGGTGTGAAGTATCAAAAAGTAGAAGAACCAAAACCACAGATACTCAAAGATATTATTCGTGAGTGGTGGGGTGATGATGAAACTTCCTCAACTTGTGATGAACTTCTGGATAAGATTGTTGGATGGTTGCCTGATGAGTTAGAATATGAAGAAGATGAGATGGGATATAATCAAGGATGGAATGATTGTTTGAATGAAATCAAGAGGAAACTGCGATGACTGAACCATTAAATCATAAACTTGATGTAAGTAAAATCAAAACACTCACAGATGTAAAGAATCTCTTTGAGTGTATGTGTTTGTCTTCTAATGCGAGTGAAGAACACGAAAAGTATGAACTTCTCAAAGAGTATTTTACTATTCCAAATGAACCACAAGAAATCAAATTTGAATTACCCCGCAAATCTTTGGAAGAAATCTCACAAGAGTTTGATGAGAAGATTGATAAACAGATTGAAGATGTAGAGTATAAGTTCGCACAACTCAAATACTCTCAAGAGTATCAGTTTAGTAAAAAGATTACCAGGATTATTGAGGATATTGAGTATGCTCGCAAGAATGGAAGTTTTCCAGCAAAATTAGATTACTCTAAACTTACTGCGACTGGTAGTAATATTACTTCCAATTTTGTAATTAAAGAAGGTGGTAAAGAAGTTGGATATTATACATTTGGTTCGGGATATTTGAAGTATTATATGAATAAGAAACCGACTGCTATTAGTCGTTGGTTTATGAAAAATTGTCTTTCTTTTGTATGGGTTGATGTATGATGACTAATCCTCTAATTGAAAAATATAATGAACTCTACGGAAAGAAAGAAGAACCAAAACCAGATTATTATAAGGGTGAAAAGTCATACGCAGAAGAACTGGAAGAACTTCGGGATACTTCTACTATTCCTGTTAGTAAAATCAAATCTTATGACATTAATAGTGTGAATGTTTCTTTTCAACAAATCGCAGAAAAAGTTAAAAATGGTGAGGCACAAGTATCCAGTATGAGTATGGAAATGGATATAATGTATGGAACAAAAATAACCTTTGAGGTTTATGTGGACACTTGAAGAACTGGCACAGGAGCATCCCACAGGGGCCCCTTTTGCCTTATAATGACTTCATACGAAACAAACCGATGACTTCCCTTTTTTCAGTCAAGTGCTTCAGTCCTTCACAAGTTTTTTATACTTGTCAAACTGAAACTTGGATGGAAGCAGTTGCTATGGCACATCTTCTGGCAGAAACATATGGTCATCGTGCCAATGTGTATAAACCCAATGAGGTTCATCACGCATATTCTGCTACTGGAAAACCCGACATCACCAATCGCATCTTTACTTGAACTAAAAATGCACTACGAAACTGACATCATCATTCATCAGTATTCATCTGATGGAGATTTTTATTACAAACTCAAAGTCACAGATGTAATGAATATGGATTACTACTATGATGGTAGTGCTTCTACACTTGATGATGTTATGGAATGTATCCAACTTCACCTCAAACAACACCAGAACTGAAATGAACTACGAAACTGAAATTATCAACGGACACACAGCAGTTGTCCGTCATTTCTTCAAACCACACGAAATCAAAGTTGGTTCCCGTTGGATTGGTTCTTCTGGTAGTATTGTTGTGGTTGAGGGCATCAATCAGTATGGTTCTACTGGCACTTGGTATGAGGTTGTTTATTCCTGGGAAGAGAATGGTGTGAAGAAAACATACGACAAAGACCAATTTGCTTTCCAGTGTCGTTATTGTTTGATTATTGAGGACACTTGACGAACTGGCCCAGGAGCATCCCACAGGTGCTCCTTTTGGTTGTATAATGACTTCATACACAAAGGAACTCCAAATGTTCTACATCTATCAGACCACCAACGGAGAAACTAAACTTCTTTATGAAACTATTGATGAAAAAGTAGCACAGAATGAAGTAGAACGCATCAATTCTTATCTTGATAGTGCTGGTATTCCTGGTTGGGTTTCTTCTGCTTACTACAACTGATTATGACTGATCAAGAAAAACTTTACAAACTCTGTATTCTTGATTTGCTAATTGCGATTGATGAGGACATAGTGGATTGGAGAAACTATTACAAACTCTGGACAGCAGTTGGACTTGCTGATAAAACTCTTGACATTTGGGCAGGAGACAATCTCAAACAAATGCGTGATGAACTTATTGAGGAATTGAAATGAACAGATTTGAAAAGAAAGATGAAAGGAACAAAAAGTTCATTCAAACAAAAGGATATGATATTTGGGGTAGAAATGTTGATAAGGCAAGAGTTGCCGAACACGATAGAAGAAGAGGTGTAAAAACTAAATGAAATACAACATCAAAAAACAACAAATCATTCAAAATGAAGAAGATGGTTGGAGTTTTCAATTTTGGGAAGAAGTAGATTTTGTAAAAATTGTTTATTTTGAAGAACCACTTTCAAAAACAACAGAATTTCGTATTCCTAAAGATTGTGTAGAATATTTTATTGATGCTTTGGAGAACCTGAAATGACTGACTTCTCTCAAGAACAATTTGTTGATTTAGGACAAACACTCTTTGTTGAGTGGTTGAAAACCTTGAATAATGCTCAAAGTTCAACCGAAGAAGAAAGACGGGAACTATTTAAGTTTGCTGCTGAAATGTCTTTTGAAGCAGCAGAAGAGTTTGCTAAAGTATTCCGTCATCAAGAGGAGAACTGAAATGACCACCAATTTCACTGAACAACAACGACAAATTTTATCAATTGTTCTGTTTGAGCAAGTTGGTAAATCTTCGGAAGGAGAACAGATGGACAAAGAAACACTGGAACTTTATAAGGAAATTGTAAATCAAAAGATTTCTACTCTGGGGGTAAAATGACTATCAAAGCAACTGAACTTCTCAAACTCTTTACTAAAGCAAAACAACTTGGTTTTAGTGTTGAGGTTCGTGAGGACAAAGATGGGGACTATGTAGTTCGTATCTTTGAAATGTTCCGTCCAGAAAACTTTGATGAAAAGGCAGTCATCACTCAAAAAGGTGAAAGTAACTGGAACAAGGATGGTTATAGTTTTGATTATATGATGGATGTTCTTGATGGAATGTTGGAAGAAAAACGACAAGAGAAAATCAAAGAACAAAAACGACAAGAACTTCTTGCTCGTTTGACTGATTTTGAAAAGGACTTGCTGGGAGTAAAATGACTATCAAACGCATCAAAGTCAAAGAAACTCAACGATACTGGGGGGATTTTGATGGTCCTCTTGATAGTATTATTGCTTCACTCCAGAGGGAATTGGATGCTGGTTGGGAAGGTATTGTGATTGAATATGAACGAGATTATGGTGATTGTCACGACCAAGAAGTTCCTTATCTTTACAAGCATCGTGAAGAAACCGACAAAGAATATGAGAAACGGATGAAGCAACTGGAGAAAGAAAAGGCAGTAAAAGCAAAGGCAAAGGAACGAAAACTTCAACAACTCAAGAAAGACCTTGCTAATCTAACTGAAGACGAACTCAAACAACTTGGAGTAAAATGATTGAACGAGTAAAATTCACACACATCACACGAGTAATCTGTCCTCGCACAGGTGTTCATTATCTTGATGCTATTTCGGACAAGGGTGAGCATTATATGGCACAAATGGAAACTGGTGTAGAGAAATGGATTACATATAAACGAGTATGGTATAAAGACCCTCAACAACCTATGGATATTTGATTATGAAAGACCTTGAACTTGGACAAATGATTTTCGGCAATCCCACAGAGGAATATAGTGTTCCTCGTGAGAAATGGATGGGTGGTCCATTCCAAATCTTGATTGATGCGATTACCGAAAAGACAGGAGAAAAAGATTATGGATATACTCCACATTTCTCCAACGATTTCTTTATCATCCGTCCTTATTATTGGGGTGATGATGAAGATGAAATGGATAAACCGAACTTTGAAATTCCAAGTGAAAACTTCCGTTTGACTTGGTATAAGTATCCTTTTAGAAGTTCTTATGCGAATGAGAAACTTACTCCAAAGAGGTGGAATGTCCTTATTCAAAAATGTATCAAGAGTTTGGAAGAATGACTAAACATCTTACAAAAGATTGGGAGTTTGTTGAGGAGATTGAAACCTCCTTCAACGAATGGTTTCACGGTGATTATGGAACTTTCTCATATAGAAGTGAGGCATTTTATACTGATTGCGAAATCGGTGATGAGAAGACCCGACAAGATATGCTAAAAAATTGGATTTACGCATCGTTCTATGAGGGTTTTATGCGAGGAAAATATGCTAAACTGGAAGAGGAAGTAGGACTTACTAATAATGAGTGATTTAATCTTCTACACAAATGGTGAGGAAACATACCGTATTTCTCCTCCAACTCCTGGAACCAAATGTCCTGAAATGAAACTTGAAATCAAAATGACTGAAACATTTACACTTGAACTCACACTTGACGAACTTCACATGCTTGATAAGTATGTTGAATATTGTGAAGAAACAAAAGAGTTTTTTGAAAAACTTAAGAATGCTTATCCTAAACAAAAATCACCAGTAGAAGAAGCATATAAGGACTGGTGTGGTGAATATCCAACAGGCGGTCCAAGTGAAGATGCGAAATGGGGTGCTTTTCTAGCAGGTTATTGGGTAACACAACCAAAAGCAGTTCCAGTTGATGAACCTGAACATTATGATGAGATTGAATGGGATGAGAAAGATAATTCAAAACCTATGGATGAGGTTGTGAATAGGTTGCTGGAAAAGTGGAAGACCGACCCACCAGAGTTTCTGAAGTTTGAATTGGGTAAAACTCTGGAAGATTTGATTACTCGGTGGTGGTTGGATACTCATACAGACTACAAAGATTGGGATGTTCCAACTTGTGTTGATGATTTGATTGACCAAATTCAGTTGTGGTTGCCTCGTGAGCAATCACACGAAGGAACACAGGATGTTTCTGTGATTGACCTTGTGGATGGTTATAATGACTGCCTCACCAAAATCAAATCCAAGTTGAGGAATAAGAAATGAAATCAATCACAGACGACACCTACTACGAAATAGACACAGAAGAATTCGCATACTCTCCTTATGCTCCTGTGAGTAAGGAGACTATAAAAAGAGAAAAGAAATACTGGAAATCAAAATCTCCACAAGAGTATTATAATACTATGAAAACTGGTATTCTGGATTCACTCAAATGTTATGGAGTGATGTATGAACCAATCACAACTGAGATTCTGGATAAGATTAGATACACCATTTTTGCTTCTCCTTTTGATAATGGTGCGACTTGTAAAAAGTTGAGAGTGTTTTTTAATGCTGATAAGCAACAAATCCAGATTGACTGGAAGTTTGATGGAAAGTATTATGAGGTTTATGTGTAGGACACTTCACAAACCGACCACTGACCCTTGTGGTGAGTGGTTTGTTCTGCTATAATGACTTCATACACACAGAAACCTGATGACTAAACAACCAAAAACGATTGAGGATAAACTCAATCAACCTCATCTTACTTACGATCAAGGTGTAATGGATTGTTGGGACTATTTTTATTATGAACTTGGAATGAAAGATTTAGCAGACGAAATGCTTGATTATGTTGCTAATCAACGAGGTGGTGAAGAAGAATGACTGAAGAACAAATTAAAATGCTTCGTAATCTCATTAAAGATGAGATTGAATGTGCCCAGATTGATGGATTTGAGCACGGACAATGGGGATGGGCAGAGAAATCCTTGGAAATAGGTTGGAAAGAGTTTCGGGAGAGTTTCAATGACTGAACTATCACTTAAATGGAAACAAATCTTTGATGAAATCTCACAAAGTGACGACCACATCACTGGAAAAATCAATTACTACAATCTCGCAAGTATCTTGGAGGATTTGTATGTAGAAAATGCTGAACTCAAAGAACGAATTGAGAAACTTGAATCACAAAACAAAGACATTCAAGCACCCAATGGTGACTTTCTAAAAAACTATCCAGATGTCACTCGTGTTGAAGTGATTACTGATACTGGAAGAGAGTTTGTTCGGTATGAATGCTCTAACGTTCAGGTAAGTCTTCAGGATGACGGACAAACACTTAAAGTATTTCTCTTTACGACTTATGACTGACGAACAAATTGACACAATGCTCAAAATGCATCGGTATCTTATTCATTGTGAGATAAGTTATTTGGTTGATAAAATGAACCAAGACGACCGTGCTGCTGACCTCCAAACAGAAGTGAATGACGGACACTGGAATAACTTTGCTCTGTGGTTGAAGAAGATTAGAGATGAGTGATTATTCCTGGTTAGAACCAATAGAGAAACGCACAAGAGAAATAAAGGAAGAAACCCAGAGAATCAAAGATCAAACTGAAAAAATGAAACAACAAACTCATAATCTTCCAGTTCCTGATGATGCTCCTTGGTTGAACTTATCACAAGAGGAAGTAGAAGAACTACGCAATAAGAAGTTTGAACTTACTCAATACGGCAAACAAAAGTTCAAAGAAATGACAACAGGAGAACTTATGGATACCGAAAAGTTTCAAGAAGAGTTTGCTAAATCGCAAGTATTTGATGCTGATAAGTTTGAAGAAGAAAATCGTAAGGAACGAAGTAATCGTATTTTAAGTAGATACAATTACTTTTATAATACGGAGGTTTCTGGACTTCCTCACGGCACTCCAACAAGTATGGAACAACTTCAATGTATTTCATTAGAGTGTATGTTGGACGCACTCAGGTATGAGAACCTTAATCATGAGTTTGATGTAGTTTCTACTGATGATATAAATGCCCTGATTGAAGGATTATATCAGCAGGGTAGAGATTACCTTGAACGGGTGAAGAATAATGGATGAACCATTTTATCGTTTCTTTGCGATTGATTACTTTGCCACTGGTGAAGGTAAGTCATACTGGTTGATGATTTGTCGCAACTATCCATTTATTGGTGATAAAGATCGTCAAAAAGATAAATTTGTAAATTTTATTGGTATGAGTGCAGAATACTATATGCACGGATTTGATGAACTGACAGAAGAAGAGTTTATGGAAAAGTATGCTAAACTTATTCCAGAACACGTAAAAGTTCAGGTTCATCGTAGAGACCAACCAATGTTTACTTGGCAACAACATTTACACATTAATTACTGCTAATTATGAAAATCCAATTCAAAGGGCATCAAGCAACAGACCGAGAAGTAGAACTCTCACAACAAGAACTGCATAGTCTATTTGAGATGATGAGGCAAGAGTTTAAGGAGCACATCATTTACACAAGATTTGATGGTTCTTATCCCACACAAACCGATAAGGCAATCAAGAGTTTCTGTGATACTCATAATGTGGATGTGGATTACTCAAAAGACCGTGTTGCTTTCTTTACATCCATTCTCTCATCCTTAAAAAATCCTTATCAATGAACCTCACATACCGTCAATTAATCCTCCTCACAGTTTCTCTCACGATGTTTTATGATGAGGTTGCAAAGACTTCTACACCTGAAATGAAACAGGAACTGATGGAACTCTCACAAATTGTTCAAAATGCTGCGATGGAGGCACAAGTAAAATGAATAAAGAAGAAGAAATCAAGTTCATTATGGATGAAGTTAAATCTCATCTTGAGTTCTCAAATACAATCAAAGAACATAATCAAGATAATCCAAAACTTCAAGGAAATATTGAAAAATTAGAAGAAATCATTCAGATCTTACAAAACAAATTAGAATTAGAGAAACTGAAAGATGACTAAAAAACTCTGTAAATATTGTAAGTATTATCGCAAGAATTGGTTGGAACATATTGTTAATAAAAATGATTACTGGGATATTTGTACAAGACCAAATGATAATAATCCTGTGAGTGGAATCTCAAACCATTATCGTTGTGGATATGAAAGAACATATGAGTATCTTTGTGGACCTGAAGCAACTTATTGGAAGGCAAAATGAACGAACTACAAAATGTTGATGAACTCTTCCTGGATAATGTAAGTGTTCATTATGAGGTAATGGGAGACGATGCTGTTTGGTTTTCCTTCACTCATCCAAATGGGCAAATAGACCACTTTAATATCGTTCGTAAAGGTAAGAAACTCTCTACACTTTATAGTTGTAATACTGGAAATGCGAATGGTATAAGTGTAGAAGAACCTACGATTGTTCCAGAACATCGGTTTTGAGAATAAATACTCCTACGATTAAGAACAGATATAAATGGCACTTGCTCACAGTCCACGAATAGTCACTGACGGACTTGTATTATGTTTGGATGCTGGGAATGCTAAGAGTTATCCTGGTTCTGGATCCACTTGGACTGATTTGAGTGGTAGTGGTAATAATGGAACTCTTGTGAATGGTGTTGGGTATTCTGGGAGTAATTTAGGTTCTTTGAGTTTTGATGGGGTTGATGACAAAGTAACTATTAATGCATCATCTTATACAAATTTATCCTCTGGAAATTTTACAATAAGTTCTTGGTTTTATATTCCAACTTCAGTGGATACAACCGATCTATATTATTGGTTAATTGCAATTGGAACGAGTGCTGGATCATCAGATACATGGTATTTAAGAGTATGGAGATCTGGAATAGCACCTGGTTGTTTATTTACTAGAATTAATAATGTTGTATTATTAGGAACTGACGGTAATTTAAATGCATCTTATCCTGGAGATTATTATAAAGCATCTGGAAGATGGACTTATTTTACTTTTGTAGAAAACTCTGGAACAAGTTATTATTATATGAATGGAGTTCAAACTGGAAGTGCATCAACTCCATCAATTCCTTCCGGTAATAATTATATTACTATAGGAGATATGAGCACTGACCAAGGAGTTCCTAATAATAGGTTTTCAAATTTTTCACTATACAACAGAGCACTATCAGCATCAGAAATCCAACAAAACTTCAATGCCCTTAGAGGAAGATTCGGAATCTAACCTAAATACAAAAACGAAGAGATATTGAGAGAGAAATGGGAATTGCTTATAATCCACGCACAGTTACTGATGGACTTGTATTTTCTTTGGATGTTGCAAATAGAAAATGTGTTTCACCATTGGGTTGTACTGGATTTAATGATGCTCCCCAACTTGTTAAGAATTTAGTATCAACATCAGACACCATTAATTCTTATAATGGTGTAAAGTTGGGAGATCTTTCTTACTATACAATTTTTGCAATTGATTATCCAGAGGGTTCTTTTGGTGGTTCTGCTGCTGGTAGAGATGGTATTACTCCTGGTTATAATGTAACTTCTGGAACTAAAACCTTTGATTTTGGTAGAGCATTAAATTATGCAGTTTATAATAATCCAACACAATCTTGGGTAAAAACTTCCATTTATGATTCTTATGTGGGCACTGCTGCAGTTGATACTTTTGTTTCTGAATATGCAACAGCAGTAGCAACTTATCCAGATGCTGTTCATATTGTTGCTGGTTCTCATAGAGATTCTTATCATACAGCAGCACAATATGAAATTCTGAGAGACTTAGGTGCTCCTAGTAATGTTGATTCTATTATTGGATTCTCTTCACCAGAATGGATTTTGGTTGGAAAACCTGGATTAGGTGCTGGAAATGCTTATGGATGGGTATTTCAGAATTATTCTACTGACCCAACTCGTGTTGCCCATTTGAATATGGGTTTGCCGATTTATGGTGGAATTAATAACTACTTGGAGTTTGATGGGACTGATGATTATATTCAATTACCAAATTCACTAGGGTATTCTACAGAAGTTAGTGCTTTTGCTTGGTTTAGATCCACAGGATCTCCTGCTGGAGGGTATCATATAATCTATGGTGGACAACAATTGGAAATATCAATACCAACTTCAGGTGAAATAAGAACGGGTATTTACACAAACTCCAGATATGTTTCAAATCATGGAAGTGGATTAGTCGATGGAAACTGGCATCAGGTAGGTTTTACTTTTAGTGGAACAACAAAAACATCTTATATTGATGGAGTTTCTGTTGGAACGCAAACAACAGCAGGAACATTAACTTCTTCCTTTTCTGATAGAACTATTGGTAGGTTTGGTAGTAGCACTGTATATTACTTGAATGGTGATATATCTAATGCTCAAATATACAACAGGGCATTAACTTCAAACGAAGTCCAACAAAACTTCAATGCTACTCGCAGTAGATTCGGAATCTAAATACCTAAAAAACTACTAAGACTATGTACGAACAAAGAAACTTCGCAATCTTCTCAACAACTGAAATTGATAAGATTGATTTCTCACAAGTATTAGAAACAAGTGCATAAATAGCAATACCTGATGGACCGACATCTTTTCAGGTTGGGAGAGTAGTAATACTCTCCTTTTTAATGCTTATAAATACTATTGTCGGTCCATCAGGTAATTGTATGATTATCTACAAAACTACTAATCTTATCAACGGAAAGTTTTATGTTGGTCAAGATAGTAATAATAATCCAGAGTATTATGGTTCTGGAACTGCTTTCAAATTAGCACTTAAAAAATACGGTAAAGAAAACTTCTTAAAGGAAGCATTAGAAGTTTGCTTTACACAAAACCAGTTAAATGAAAGAGAAAAATATTGGATAAAAGAAACCAAAGCAATTGAACTTGGTTATAATTTAGCAGAAGGTGGTTTTGGTGTATCTAATATGTCTGATGAAATTAAACAAAAAATAAGTAAATCTAAAAAAGGTAAAAAACTTTCTGAAGAGACCAGAAAGAAAATGAGTAAATCTTTTAAGGGAAGAAAACATACAGAGGAAACTAAACAAAAATTAAGTGAGATTAACAAAGGTAGAAAATTAACACCAGAGCAGTTGAAAAAAATGTCTGAAAGTCATAAGGGCAAAAAATTATCAGAAGAAACTAAAAGAAAAATTGGAGATAAAACCAGAGGTAGGAAACTTTCTGAAGAACATATAAAAAGATTGAAGGAATTTCATACTGGTAAAAAACTTTCTGAAGAAACTAAAAAGTTGATTGGTCAAAGAGGAAGAGGTAGAAAAATTTCCGAAAGTCATAAGCAAGCATTGTTAAATGCTATAAAAGGAAATCAATGGAATAAAGGTAGAAAACATACAGAGGAAGCAAAGAAAAAAATAGGAGAAGCAAGTAAAAATAGAACTCATAATGAAGAAACTAAAAAGAAACTGAGTCAAATACAAACAAATCAAAAGAAAGTTTGTATGATAAACCCAGAGACTAAAGAAGTGATAAAGATTTTCAGTTCAATATATTATGCTGGTAAAGAAACGGGAATAAATAGAACAAATATCACTACTTGCTTAACTGGAAAAACAAATAGAAAAAAAGCAGGTGGATATGAATGGAAATTCTATGAGGAATAGAAATGTATACACAAAGAAATTTTGCTATTTTCTCCGTTGAAGAATTGGATAAAATAGATTTTAATTTTGTATTAGAAAGTTCCGCAGAGACGGTAAGAAAAAATATTGCGGGCACAAAAACTTTTGTAAAGTGGGATGAGGGACCTTTTGATCCAACACCTTATGAGGTGATTGACGCAGAAACTGGTGAAACTACTATATTCACTCCACAACCACCAGGACCACCAAGTTTTATTGCCGAACTCACAACACTTGAAGGGATTTATAGTTACACAGAGATTTTAGAAATCTTGAATGGTCCAGAGTGGTCAGCACCAATGCCAATGGGAGAAGAGTAAAGTGGGAGTCTTTGCTGGACCTCATAGTTATGGTCAAGGAAAAAATAATGCATACTCCAGTGCAAGTGCTTTAAAGAATGATTATGGAAATATTCCAAATGGTTTCTATTGGTTAAAACCATCAGGATATTCTGGAGAAGCAGAAAGAGTTTATATTGATTTTGATGGATCTGAATCTGGTATTACTGATTCCGGACCTTGGGTAAGAGTAAGATATGCTCAAGATTATTATTCAAGAGCATCAGCATGGAAAGGAACAGGAAACTCAAGCACAACTCCTGGAGCATATTCTGGAGATTTTGATTTTGAACAGAGTTATGCTTGGATAGAATCTTTATTGAGTAATTCTACAGAAACAAGACAAAGATTTGAATCCTGGGGATATGGTTCAGTTGGTTGGACATATTCGACAGGAATGTATATGGGTGTAAAAACATTTGATGGAACTTTATATAATGGATCTACTGGTAGTAATATTGTCAAGACAAATAAACCTGCAGGAATAAGTCATGGCATAACTGATTTTAACACTTTCAACAACCCAACAACACAAGGAACTGATCCAACTGACACTAATGATAGTACATGGAGGGTTGGTGTTTTTTATTTTAGAGATACTTCATCTGGTTTAGGTATTCTTCCAATCCGTGGAGTTTATAATGGGGATGTTGATGAAGCATCTGAGCAAAGATATTTTCCTTTCAGAAATGGTGAATCGTCTTCGGGAGTTAATAGTGATATTTGGATTAAAAATTAGACACTTCTTAAACTGGCACAAGACCTCACCATAATCCTCAAAGACCTGCTATAATGTGATGATGAAATACCTGAAGTCTAAATGGGAAATGATTATGTGGGGATTCTATGCATTCTCCAATGCTCTTTATTTTCGGTTGACATTAGAGGATAACATTGACCGTCTCGCATTCTTTGAAGAACTTTCTGCTGGGTATATTGAAATGACTGATGAGTATCTAATGTCTCAACCAGGATTTGACCCATACAATCTATCAGGTAGAGACACCTATTATTCTTATGTGATGAGTAAGTAATGGACTTTCCAGTATTCTTAAATAAGTGGATAATCGGATTTAAACCGATTAAACATACAATTTTCTGGTATTGGTTTCGTCTGGTCAACCACTCTAACTGGAGAATGGATGATCACCAAAGATACTGGGATTTCTGGTTGAATCTTAACAAAGGATGGGACCATATGAATTATGTTCATAAGTTTGAAGAATTTTGGGGCAAAAATTCATACCCACCAGAACGCATTGTTGTATCAAAAGAATCATACGATGCTCTTGTAGAAAGACTCAATGCTCCACCAGATCCAGAAGCACAGAAAAGACTCAAAGAAATTTTAAGCAAACCAGCACCTTGGGATGATGATTATGAATAAGTATTTCACACAAGTTAAGAAGAGGGCAGGACTGATTATTCTATTCGGTCAAATGTGCATTATCATTTACCAACTTGGCACATTGGAATCAAAGAAAGTTATTATCTGCGAACCAGACCAATATCAACAACGCATTATTTGTGTAGAGCAATGACGGATAAGTCTAAAATTTTCTTTGGAATTTGGAAATGTGCCTATCAACGCAGACATTTGTATCGTGGCACACCCAGAGAGCAGAGAGAGCATGATACACTACTGATGTGTCTGAATATGAAAGATATACAATTTTATCAATTCGATACAGAAAAACCAAAGCACTTAACATGAATTTCACACAAGAACAATATAAACTCATCTATACTGCTGTGCGTCGGCATCAGATTGAAAAAACTGTGCTGAATAGTCCAGAGTATCAGGAGTGTAGTGAGATACTTGACAAAATGTTTGATACCGTGTATACTCAACGAGTAGAGCAACCAACCTGATTATGGGAAGACCAAAGAAAAGTGAACAAGTGGTTTCTCAAAATAGAGAAGAAGATTTTCCTTTTGATCAGTTTCCTTGGAAATTGATTCAAAAAGACGGAAAAGAAATCCGCAAGTGCTACTTTCAAACAGAAGAGCATCGCAAAAAACACATTGACAGATACAATCTTAAAAAGAAAGACATTCAACTGAGTTATAAGTATGACTGAACGCACATTTGTAGATAAAAACGGCAACTCCTGGACTTGGGAAGAAACTCCTGAAACCATTGAGGCACTGAAACAACTTCACGAAACTGTAAAGCAAGTAAATGACCGAAAAGAAACTGATTGACGACTGCTTTTATGTGGAGCAAAAACGATATGAACTCTGGGACTCAACCGATCTTGAAGGAAAAGGACTGGTCTCATCTCTCACTGAAGAGCAATGTATATCAGCAACCCGTGCTTATCTTAAGTGGAAACAGGAGGGTTTCCCTGAACCCGAAAAAGTTCATGAAGGAACAGTAGGTGGAAAACTCTGATTATCCTTATCACGAATTAGACCCAACCACTCCTTGGTATGAGTGGTTGTGTTATTGTGAGATTTGTCACCAATTAAATGCACAGGGACAACCAAAGTGGCAAAGATATGCTGCCTATCGTAACTACTTAAAGGAAGTTGGAGTATTGTAGTGTTTTTTAATCTTCGGGTACTTCTTTGGTCAATAGTTGCAGAATTAGAATATATTCTGTATCCATGGAAAGAAGAATCTCCACCAGAAGAAGTTTCTCAAAAGTACAATCTGCCAGAAAAGAACATTGAAGAAAATTTGAGTTATGACTGGTTGAAATCTCACGATGAAAAGATCACAAGACTTCAGGAAGAAATGATTTGGGTTCAAAATGAAATTCATAAACTTAATGTAAAATTAGAAACTCATGACTAAACAAGATCCAAATTGGTTTCAAAAGAAGTGGGGATTTCCGAATCCTACTCCTGGTGATATAATCTATCAAAAACTAGAAGAATTGGAAGATCGTATCAAAGTCTTAGAAGAAGAAAATGTAGAAACAAGTAATTTACTTTATGAAATAATGAATTCTATGGAAGCAATAGATAGAAGAATAGATATTGTTTTTGAAGAATTCACTAAATAAGAATGTCTGTTTGGACGGCAATCTCTACAGACAAAAGATTAGGTGCTTTCGGGCACCTTTTCTATTATAAATAATAATGCCGTCCAAATAGAATAGAAATGAATTATCTAAAGATTTATTGTAATCTTATTAGGAAAGCAGAGAATATAACTCCTCCTGAAGGTTATACCGAAAAACACCATATTTTTCCAAAAAGTATCTTTGGAAAAAACAATAGAATTGTAGTGCTTACAGCAAGAGAACATTACATAGCACACGCATTACTTGAAAGAATTTGTATTAAGAGATATGGAGTTAATCATTGGAAAACTATTAAAATGACTTTAGCACATAGTGGAATGAAAGGAAATAGTGGATATATTAATTCATATCTTTATGAAGGTGCAAGAATGAGAAGAAGTGAATTTATGAAGGGAAAAAAATATGGTTTAGGACTTAAACATACTGAAAAAACACGAAAAAAAATGAGTGAAATGAGAAAAGGTTTGAAATGGTGGAACAATGGAGTTGTAGATGTTAGAAGTTTAGAGTGTCCTGGAAACGAATGGGTAAATGGAAGATTAAAAGTAAAAACTGGATTAAAGCATACTGAGGAAACAAAAGAAAAAATAAGAAGCAAGTGTATTGGGAGAAAACCAAAAAATGTTTTGTTCGGAGAAAAACATCCATTCTATGGAAAAAGTAGAAAAGAGCACTCAAAATTAATGAAAAATAATTTTAATTATTTTAAAAAAAATGGTAATGTCTATGAAGTTATTTCTCCAGATGGAATCATAGGATATACTTGTAAATTAGAAGTATTTTGTGAATTGAATGATTTAAATAGAGGTGCAATTGGAAAAGTTGTAAACTATCAATATAGACAACATAAAGGTTGGATAATTACTAAAATTACTTGACTTTTCGTATTAGTATTGCTATGATACATTAGATGCTCGCATAGATATTCTTGCTGATCGTTGTAGGATTAATTACGATGTATGAAACTTTAACAGAATTCGAAAGAGCACTTGCCCGTTTTGGTGATAAGGTTGCTCTCATTGCTGGACTTGAAATTACTGATAAGATTTCACCAGAAGAAGCATATCAACAAATTAAAGACCTTTATAAGGAAATTAAAACTCTTCGTAAAGTTGAAAAGAAATCTTGGGAATCTGATATTCATATTGATATGTGATGGAAGACACATTAAAATTTACTCAAAATGAAGATGGATCATTTACGGCAACTTGGGATCCACAAGACCCAAAGTGGTCGTTTCTTAACAACTTGACTCAGAAGGAAATCCAGGTTATTATGGAGCAAGCAATCAAGGAATTTACCGATGGACTTTGACTACAAGAAGTATTCTCTTGAAAATCTTGAAAAGTGGATGAGTAATGCTCTCTTATCTTCTGATGCAACTCCACAAGAAATCTATGATGTCATTCATAAAGTTGTAGATGAAGAGTATCATTACTTCAAGCATCATACTGGTCGTTGTTACGAACTTCTTGCACTTCTGAATGGTAATGGTAAGCATATTACCAACAAGTATGAGGAGAGACTTGATTCAATCCTTGAGAAAAAAGATAAACTAACTTGTGATAAGGATGACCAATCTGAAGAGTGTAAAGGTGCTTGGACTGATTTTTGGGAGGAGCACTACTATCCAGAGGAGTATAAAAAGGTAAAAGAACCAAAGGTAAAAGAACCAAAGGTAGAAGATATTATGCCTCCTTGGGGTCATAGTGATATGGAAGCACTTCGTTATACTGAAGAAGAATTGAATGCAATGTGCGATAAAGCAGCATCAGACCAAGAAAAGGAAAAGTGTCGTGAATATAATCTGCGTGAGGCAGAGTATTATGATAAACGAGCACAACTTGATCGCAGTTATGATGAAATGATTGCCGATGGATATTGGATGACTGCTGATGGTTTCTGGATGCCACCAGGAACAAAGGATAAGGTGGTTAAATGGCAACTTCCTGTTGAAGTTGATGGTGTGAGTGGAGAATATTACGTTCAGTTTCCTGATGACTTGATGGAAGCATCTGGTATTAAGGAGAATGATGTGGTAGAATGGGTAGATAAAGGAGATGGCACATATCTTTTGCGTAAAGTAACTAAACCTATTGGAATGGAGGAATGTTGAAATGGCACTATCCGACAGTGTAGAAACTAGTTTAAAAGAAGCAGAAGCATCTTTGAGAAATGCACTTGCTTATGCTGCACGACAAGAGCGTCCTATGGTATGCTCGGTTATTGCTGACATGATTTCCCGTATTGAAACCTTACAGACTACCGACTCTATTCTTGATAAACTTGAAAATCGTAAAGGAGGAGACTCTGGATTCTTTGGCACTATGTTTGGAGAGTAATGGTGGAAAAGCAACCTAATGAATTTGGTAAAGCACTCCAAGAGTGGTGGAATTCTGATGCTTGCAAACAACTTCAGAAAGAAAATGAAGAAGCAAAGCAAAGAGCAGTAGGAAAGTATTTTATGCTTTCTGAAGAGGACAAACTTGATATGGTGCAGGCAATTTGCACGATTATGTGTAAAGCAGAATCAGAAGGCACCTCTCATCGTGGTGTTATGGATGCTCTAGGAATCTATCCTGCTGGTTTCTGGATTGACAATCTTATGGATGTGCATAATGCTTTGTGGTCTTATTATCACGACCAAAAGAAAGAACAAGAATTGAAAGATGACCTTGATTCTCTTGATGAATTCATTAAGTAATGTATAAATATTAATGCCTGCGTTGGGTGCAATCTTCACAGGTGGGAGAGGGGCAAAAATGCTCCTTTTCTTGTATAAATACTATTGCACCCAACAAAAGAGCAGTTATGCTAAGTCCTAATAGGTTTTATACCTATGCCTATCTGCGTGAAGATAAGACACCTTATTACATAGGTAAAGGTAGTGGTAATAGAATTTATAGAAAAGAGGGTAGACCTTGTAACAAACCAAAAGATAAAACAAAAATAATATTTCTCAAACAAAATTTAACAGAAGAAGAGGCATTTAGACACGAGAAGTATATGATTGCTGTCTTCGGTAGAAAAGATTTGTGGACTGGTATTCTTCATAATAGAACTGATGGTGGAGAAGGTCATAGCAACCCATCTTTGGAAACTATAGAAAAAAGAGTAAAACATTTAAGAGGAAAATTGCGGAGTGAAGAAACAAAACAAAAGATAAGTAATGCAAAAAAGGGAATATCTAATTCTTGGTTAAAGGGAATTCCTCGCAATGAAGAAACAAAACAAAAAATAAGTGAAGCAACTAGAGGTCTTCTTCGAAATGAAGAAGCAAGAATAAGAATAAGCAGTGCATTAAAAGGTAAACCAAAATCAGAAAGTACAAAAGAAAAATTTAAAAAAATAATGGAAGAAAAATATAGTCACATACATTATGAAATAATAACACCAGATGGAAATATAGAATATGTAAAGAATAGTTTAAAAAAATACTCTATAGAAAATGGATTAAATTCTGGTTCAATGTATAATGTTGCTAATGGAAAAGCAAATCATCATAAAGGATATAAAGTTAAAAAATATATTAATAATGAAGTTTTGTAAACAAATTGCAAAGAGATTATAAAGTTTCTAGATAGTTATGTTATGAAATGCTAATATTGGGACACATCGCAAGAAACTTATGACTCTCGCAAAAACTGGCACCGAAGTTCTTTCGACAGAAGAATGGAATGAGTTGGTGGCACTCAAAGATGCAATTACTTATGCCCCACAGACTGTTTCTGCACAAAAGATGGAAAAGTTTGCTGAATTGATGGTAAGAACTCTGGAAGGAAAGGGTGATTGCACTCCACGATAAAATAAATATTATCAACACGATACAAAACAATGGACAACATTAATCAACACATTCAGAAGGATGAGGATCTTCTGAGTGACCCTACGATTTCTCCACAGGCACGGAGACATACGGAGGAAGAATTAGAAGCACTGAAGGCATATAAAGCAAATCATCCTGATGACGATCACGATCCAACAGCATTTGAGCTCTATTGCGATGCTAATCCTAGTGCTTTGGAAGCAAGAATTTATGAGGATTGAGTGACACTTTAAAAACTGGCACACAGAGGGTTCTCAGGGCACTGGGGACCCCTTATAATATGTGGGTAATCGACAGACACCCCAATGGCAACTCGCAGCAGAATCGGAATTGAGTTGAGTGATGGCAGTGTGCTTAGTTCCTATCATCATTGGGACGGATATGAATCTTGGTTGGGTCGCATTCTGAAAACCCACTACAATTCTTATCAGAAGGCAGCAGAATTGATTGATGGTGGCGATATGAGCACCTGCTGGGATGAAGATAAGCAACCTGAGTATTATTCTGCTCGTGGGGAAGATTGCCCTCCTCGTCTTGATAAAGACCTCTGTGAGTATCTGCTCCCCGATAATAGTGAAGAGTATGCTTATGTGTTCCGCAACGGTGAATGGGTATGCTATAATATGAATCAGTTTGATGATTCAAAACTTCCCGAAGTTGTTGAAATTCCCTCTGGTACTCTTGCTGTTTGATCTATGAAAACTTCTACTGCTATTGGTGTCGTTGCTGGTGCTATTGTTCTTGTAACTGTCAGCATCTTATTTGAAGCATGGTTGCTTGGACTGATTCTATCTTGGTTTAGTGTATCCTTGACCTTCTGGCAGAACCTTGCTATTGTGGTTCTTGCTAATATGATTTTCAAAAACTCTGGGAGTTCTTCTAAATGAAACCTGATAACACTGTCCGCAATTTTGGCATCATTGGTGTATCTTTTCTTCTATCACTGATGATCATTAATGCTGTGGTTGGTCCCCTCTACAACGTGTGGGCACAATCTCTGCAAGGTAAAGCAGAACTGCAGAAAGCAGAATACACCC